TCAGCACGTGAGGCTGATGTCATATTTATCCAAGCTCTTCTGAGGGGTAGTCAAAAGCAGCTTGACTCCCGCTTGGAAGCGTCCAAACAGTCCCACGCAAAGTGCGATTGGGATGATGAACACCATCCAGCCAACCGAGTTCCAAAATAGAACTCGATCACCAACACGCACTATGTGAGCTAAGACATCGAGCACATCCTCGTTCTCGCATTGCTTCAGCTCAGCTACACGTTGCTCAGATTCCTCCCGGAACTTCGGATCTTTCTCCATCTGATACTTGATGCTTGCAAGTGTCGTGAGATTGAAGCGCGCCATGTTGTTGATCAAGTTATGGGACATGCTGCGAAGACGACGCACAACGCTTTTATCGACACCGCCTGTGGCGGCGATCTCATCCACTTCCTGAGCCGTCTTATGCAGCGAGAACCGGATGAGCACCTGCTCCGAAGGACCAACGATCCCGTCCAAAATAAAAAAAACGAATGACAGCAGAAGCAATGTCAAAAAAATGTATCCAAGCATCATTTGCTGGCTCCTTTCTGACGCGAAGGAACGACCTTCTGGCCAGACCTAAAAGCGTCGAACTGGGCCGAGAATTCCTTCCTGACCCGTTGAGCATGGAAGTACCATGCAAATACCGTCGCAACAAACAGCAGATAACCCAAGTAGTAGGCTGATCCAACGGTCTCAACCATCCATTTGATAAGCGGCACGATGTCCTCTTGGGGCACTCGCATCAGCAGAAGTGCCAAGATAGCGCCAACAACGGCGAAAGGGAACTGTCCCTTATTAATGGACGCAATGAATACGTCCCGTATAGCTTGAGCTGCACCCACCTGAGCAGGTGCTGGCGCGCCACTTGGTTTGGCTGTTGACACTCTAGTCGTCTGTAGTTAAGTACAACCAAATGTTACCACTCGAGCTAGCTTTGACTGTACAGGAACTCCCGCAGCACTTTAAACAAAATTGTGCAACCTCAGGGGTATTTCCTACAACAGTGCAAGATGACTTTAGATCCTCCTGCCTTACCCGCAGCTCGGGCATCACGCAAATTTGACCTCGCCGCACTCAAAGAGTTCAAGGTTTGACAGGTCAGAGCCCCTCAAGCGTCAATTCGATCGCGCACAAGGCAGATCCATCTCTCTTAGACGCAAGCTGCTTGGCTGCGCCAGCGACTACATCACAGAAGCAGTTCACCCCGGATGGGTGCTTGTCGTCACCATCGAGGATGGCTTGGTGTATTTCGGGCCAAGCCCGGCAAGCGTGGAGCGTTCCCCCGCTCCTTTTTGAGGCGCCGCACCGGCGCGGTGGCGATCCATGAATCCATTCAGCCGGCCACGAGGCAGCAACGCAGAGTCAAAAAAAGCGCCTCGAGAGGCGCTTTTAGAGATGGATCCGAGGGCTTCCCCACTGAAATCACTTCATGAGGTAGACAATCACTGCAACTGCAGCGACCACCACTCCCGGCTTAATGTAGATAAACATTGCACGGCCTTTTTTAAAGCGCCTTTAAAAATCCGGCAGAGTGCGCTAAGCTACCCACATGCCTAGCAGCAGTGGACTCTCTACACCCTCCGGGGCGAAGGTCCAGACAAAGGGGAGTCGAGTACCAATCGATTCCCCTTTGTCGTTTCTGGACCATGTGTACACAACCTCTAGACGCTAGAGCTCTTGCCTGAGACACGTGAACACATATGCAGTGTATCCCTCCTAACTTTGGATATAACTTTGATACGACTGAATCGGGCGTTTCAGACTCGGCTTGACAGGCTGCGAAGCTACTAAACACCGCGCGGACTAAGGGTCACAGCCAATCTTCATGTGATCTTTTGAGTTTGTAGAAAGATTGAATGTTGTCTTAGATCTACCAGTCGCCATAGCGCAACTTCTCGCGCACCTTGTTGAGGTCACGCTAGTTGTCGTGTTCGTTCTCACCGAACTCAAGCATGTAGCATCTCCTCATGACCGATGAATCCCCGATCCACACAGTCCACAAGCGCGTTTGCCACACGTTCCTCCGGCACTGGAAGGCCCACAACAACGCCTATCCCAAGCTGATCAAGATGACGCCGGAAGAATTGCGGCAGTTCAACATCGTCAACGCCTTTGCCAAGCCCGATGAAATGTGGGGCGTCCCAATTGAAATCGACCACAACACCACGGGAGTGATGATTGCGGTCGATGGGACGGAAATGCCTTTGGTCGAAGGCTATTGACGGGCTGCCGAGCTCCAGCGGCTCCTCTGCTACATTCCTTCACATAGGAGGAATGGGAGAAATGAGAGCTGTTCGGACTATTGCAATCGGTACAGTAGTTGCCACTTTGATGCTTACAACCATGGCAACACAGGCAGAAGTGCTCATGGGAATTAACTACCACGCCACGCTCGGCGACATCAAGAGACTGTACCCAAACGCAACATACGAGAAGCTAAAGCCTGCTTGGCTGACCGAAGAGGATGCATTCATCAAGATCTCAGGAGTAGGGTTGGGCGGCACTCTTCGTGTAGCTTTCACAGATCTGAGGCCTGCCGCGAAGAGATTGCTTGCGAAAGAAAAAGATAGCAGCGCCTACAAGAAATTCGCGGCCCAGAAAGACGATGACGCACTCACTGTTGAGTGGGTCAGGCTAACTTATACGGCGCCCGTCATGCTCGACACTTTCAAGAAACGATACGGATCTCCTGGCAAGTGCGAGCACGACGAATCGTTCGCATTTGAATGTGAGTGGCCCAATAGGGCATTGACCGCAAGCATGTCCGCTGATGGAAAAATCGTTGGAACCGTGACCACTGGCTTCACACTCAGCGAGAAACAAATGGGATACACCTTGAAGGGGGAGAAGATTCCGCCTTGGCTGAGTCCAGCCCGGAACAATCTCAGTGAAGAAGATCTGATGAAGAAGGAGTACGACACAGCTCTTGAAAGCGCAATACACGACCTAGAGCGCGCAGGCATTGACGTAAGCGGTCCGGTCCACGAGCAATTCGACAAATCAATCCGCTTTTTTGCGCAGGAAGCAATTAGGCAAGGTCTAATCGACAAGGTCGGTGATCTTGCAGCATCACACAGTGCTTTAAAAAATGCAAAAGCACACATGCTGCAGCAATATGGGAAGTGAAGTCTTACGCTTTGCAAGAGCAGCAATAGACAACATTCAGCCATCCGTGTCGCTCTCTGATTCCGCTTGGCCCACACCGAGCTCCTAGCCCTCTGCTACATTCCTTCACATAGGAGGAATGAGAGAGATGAGAGCTTTTCAGATCGCTGCCGTTGGTATCACCTGCATCGTTTTGGCGGCATGTGCGAGTAAGCACGAAATCACCGCGTCTACGCCGCGCACGGTGGAGATAGCGGGCACAGCATGGAACTCAGCAGACAACCAAAAAGCGTTTGATCTTGCACAAGCCCAATGCCAAAAGCAGGGACGACATGCCGCGCTTGCCAAGGATGGCGGCTCCAAGCCAAACGCTTGGTGGGTTTTCGACTGCGTTCTCTAATTACTTTTTCCCAAGCCAAGCAGATCCAATCATCCCTGCCGCACTTCCAAGCCCGCCCCACAGCGAATTGCTTGATGATCCAGCGGCGATCTGGTTCTGATTGATCTGGCTATAGGTATTCGCAGCCCCAGCCAGCCCGGCCTGGGCGCCTGCGTATCCCGAATTCAAAATCCCCTGCCCGCTCGTAGCCGCGCCCAGTCCAGCATTGGCGCTGCCAACTGCACCGGCACCAATCTGAGAGGCGATGGAGGCACTGGTGCCCTGTGCACTGGCAATATTGCGCCCCAGATTGGCCGCGTCCATGCGCCGGGCATAGCCCTGCTGCTCCACGGTTTTCATGGCGGTATTCGCTGCGCCGGCCTTGGCTTTGGCCGCGCCAATGTCCAAAGCTCCGGCCATGGCCATCACCTTGCCGCTGGCGGGGTTCACCCCCGAGCGCTCCATGGCGCGCATCGTGGCGCCGCGCTGTGCCGCGATACTGGTTTCCACATCGGCGCTCGCGCTGGCAGCCTCGGCCGCGCGGCGCTCCGGAGTGTCATAGGCCTGGGCATCGGCCACCAGCTTCTGCTCGAGCGGGCGATAGGTGCTGGTGTAGTCCTCATAGCCGGCCTGGGCAACCTTGTTCTGCAGGTTCTGGGCTTCCAGCTGCGATCGGGATACCTGGTCGGCAACCGCCGTGGCCGCTGCGCGTTCATCAGCCGTCTCGCCGTAGATCTGCTTCGCCCAGTCCAACTGCTCCTTTGACAGCTGCGCCTGCATCAGCGCGGCCGCGTTTTGCCCACTGGTGTCGACCTTGGTGCTCTTACCCATTGCTCAGTCCTTTCCGGCGCGCTGCGCCCGCTCCTGGCCGCAGCCAATTCGTTTCGAGAATCCCGTGTGGGTGATCTGACCGCCCACAAACCGCGCCAGGCGGCCGGCATTGTTGGCCTCCCGCGAATGGCAGCTCATCTGCACGCGCCCCAGCTGCGCCAGTACCCGCTCGGCATAGCGCCACAGGTGCACCACCACCATCCCGCCGCGCGCGCCCTGCTCCATAAACAGCATGTCGTCACAGGCCACCGGCTCGCCCGTATTCAGGTCCTGATACAGGTTTAGCCACACGCTGCCCAGCAACTGGCCGTCGCGCCGCACGGTCAGAATCAGCAGCTGTCCGGAGCGCTCAATCTGGCGCAGCTCATCCCACTGCACATTGGCCGGCACGCCAGGTGGCAAGGTTTCCTCGAGGAAGCGCAGGCGCTGGGCGGCCAGCTCGCCGGCGGCGGGGTCCGGCCCCAGCTGCTCGGCCTGGAACACCAGATCGCCGCGCCGCTCCACGGCCACCGCGCCCACGGACAGATCCGGCAGACACTCGGCCACCACCTCGCGCGCCAGTTCGACGGTCAAGGGCTGTCCGATACGCTTGGCCAGGGCCACAGCAAGCAATCCACGCATATGCTCTCCAGCGCCAGCGAATCTGGCAGGGCACATGAAACGATGGCCCGGCCCAAGATTCAAGGGGGTATCAGGCTGCCGCCAAGAACAGCGCGATGCAGGCTGCCATAGGCACAACGGCATCCAGCAAGCTTCCCATACTCCAGGCCCGCGGATCGAACCCGCCCCACCAGGGCATGGTGGCGCGATGCCCTGCGGCAAAGGCCGCGATCCAGCGGTATTCCGCCTGGGTGTGCTCTCGGGCCAGCCACCAGCTGCAAGCCAGCGCGCCGCCCAACCACCAGTTGCCCAGCACCAGGCCAACCAGGACCTGGGCCAGCACGGCGATCAGCGCGTGAAGAACAGGTGTCCAGTCCATATCAAGACACCTTGGCATCCACGTCCGTGACCACGGCCGCGTCTTGTGCAGCAACCTTCTCGCGCTCGGCGGTCTGGCCAGCCGCATAGGCTTCCTGGGCGATGCTGGTCAGCAGTTGCTGCAGGGTGCCTGCCAGGCCTGCAGACAGTTCAGAGGTGAGCTTGTTGCCCACATTGGTTTCCAGCACTTCGGTCAGTCGGGGGTGAATAGCATTCGTAGTCATGTTGTGTTCCTTTGTTGGTGATGGGTTGCTCAGGCTTCGACGGGCTGCTCTTGCTCTGGTGCGGAAGCAGATGCCGTCCAGGTGATGGACACCACTGTTTCTGCATCCTCTGCAGCCTGGATCTCGGCATAGAGCGCGCGGCTGCGTTGGTGAATGCCATCCACATGAGCCAGCAGGGCAAATCCCACGTTGATCATTGCGTCGGCATCGAGCACCACAGTGCGGTTGTCCGCCAGGGTCCAGTTGATGGCATAGGGCTGACCAGCATCGCGCGCGATCTTGGCCGCCATGGACGCGCCCACGATGCGGGCACGGCTCTCTGCATAGCTGTCAAAGCGACCCACATTGGGCAGCTCGAAGCCGCCGCACTCCAGCTGATCGCGGATGGCCTTGATTTCTGCCCACTTAACAGCCTTGGCCATGTCCAGCGTCGTGACCACCTCTTCCGGCGCGAAAGTGCCACCGAAGAAATCACCTTGCGCATCAATCAGGGCGCGCTCCAGGCTGCCAAAGGGATCGGCTGGGTCATAAGCGGTAACGGGAAGCGCCGGATACAACTGCCACAGCAGATTGGTACCGGCGCGAGCATCGGCCAGCGTCGGATAAAGATGCACCTGCACCTCCAGGCCCGCCGGCGCGGAGAGGTCCGTGCCAGGAATATGGCGCTGCAGCTTGGCAAACTCGACTCGGGCCGCGCCCGCGATGCCGTTGCCGGTGGAAATGGTTTTGATGATAGGCATTACAGGCTCTCCTTTAGAACGGGCTTGCCGTCAACGATGATGTGAGTGACGTCGGTGACGCCCAGTCCAACGGGAATGCAGACCACGCCTGGCGGCGTGAGCTCTGCGACAAGAGATGCAGGGCATTCCAGCATCTGAAAAATGGCGGTTTCGCCAGCACGGTGCATTGCGTAGCGCATATGAATTACCTCTTGGAAACGATTACGGAAATGGAGCGGGCGGCTACCGTCGATGCAGGCGACGTGTTGTTGCCAGCCACATAGAGGCGCACACGACGAGTCAGCCCGTTACCCGAGAACGTGAAGCTGAAAGACTTCATGCCACCTGTGTTCATCGGGAACTGGAATTGCGCGACACCATCCACCTGGATTTGCAAAGAGCCTGCGCTGCCTGCCCCAACGTCTGCGTGAAAACTGACGATGTAGGTCGCATTGCCGTCGGCCGCTGGTGCCGTCACGCCGAGAACTTCTCCGTTGACGGGCCCAACTAGATCCGCCGCCGTAACCCCAACTGCGACCGTCGCAATGTTGTAGTCAAGGTTCTCCATGGAGATGACACGCTGCGCGGTGAGGACACCACTGAAGCTGCCCGATGCGCCGGAGAGGTTGCCGGAGAAGACAGCATTGCCGTTGGAGATGTAGAACCCGGGGGCGAAGATATTGCCGTTTGCCTCGATCTGCAGATAGCGACCATTGTTCGCATTGCCCAGCAAGATGCCGTTCGGGCCGATGTGAAACCCGTTCTGACCAGCAGCCGGCCACCAATAACCGGAGAATCCACCCGAGTTCAAGCCGTTGCCGTTGATGCTGATGCCGCCAATGCTTCCTGCGCTCGAGTAGATGGTCCCGCGCACGATCACACCCGAGAACTCGGCTTGACCGTTGGAGTTGATGCTCCAGCCCTGCGAACCCGAGATGTAGTTCGATGAGTTGATATAGGAGCCCACCGATAGCGCGCCGGCAGTGAGTTTCGCCGCGCTCACGTTGGCGATCTTGGCGTTATCTATGGCCGCATTGCCGATCATCGCGTTGACAATCGCGCCGTCCTGGATGGCAGCGGAACCGACAGCAATGGCGTTGGCCGCGATCTTTGTCGCAGTGATAGCGCCGTCAACGATCAGGTTAGCGGAAGCAGCCCTGCGAGCCATAAGGCTCGTCACAAACCAGCTCGCCGTGGCGTCGGCAGTCCCAGTTTCAACGACTACGCGAAGACGACCGAACGTCCGTGGAGTAGCGGCGTTTACAGGGATAGTCACAAACGCTTCGAGCTTCTGCCACGTATTGATTGCTGCGGGGTTAGCCAGCGTAGTCCCAGTCAAGTACTCGATAAACGTACCGTCGTTGCCGCCTTCCGTCCCGTCATTGGCGTAAGTCTGGAGCTGCAGCCGAATACCGAGGCCCGTAAGCTTGTCGGAGGCCACCTGTGCGGACACGTAGTAAGTGTCCCCAGCGCCTACTTGAAAGTTACGCGAGTTGAATGCTGCAGCAGGGCCACGAGGAAGACGACGTCCACCCATGCCCGGCATACCTGCAGGAACCCCTGCTGTCCCAGGAGCTACAGACACGAATGCAGAGGGCATAGCGGCCCAGCTGTTCGGGTCTTGCATGTAAGGGTCAAGCACGATGTTGGAGTAGTCCATCACCGTCAGATGCTTCACCGTAATAGCGTTCGCTGCAATCTGGTCTGCAGAAACGGCACCCGCTGCGATCTTGGCCGTCGTCACGGCATTCGCCGCGATCTCGTTGGCTGTCACTGCATTTGCTGTAATCGCGTTGGTCGTCACCGAGTTCGCCGCGATAGCGTTAGCGGTCACAGAGCCGGCAGCAAGTTTTGCCGCAATGATTGCGCCGTCTACGATCAGAGCGCCAGCAGCGGCTTCTTGGAAGCGCATCTTGCCGACGTAGAGGTAGGCTGCGGTGCTGTCCTCACGGATATAGATGTAGATCTGCGCACGAGACTCGGTCGCGGACGTGCGCACTTTCAGCTCGTGAATTCCCCAGCTGCCAGACGCATAAGTTACGTCGAGGTCGGTACTACGGCTCACATCTGCCGGTGTGAGGGTTACGACTCGGATCTTGACCGTAGAGGCGCCCGGAGAGTAGACATTGACTCGCAGAACGTAGTCGGTATTAGGGGTTACTGCGAACCTCGAAGACCGCCCACCGTCGTAAGCAGTCGTGCCTGTGGTCACGCGGTTGATCTGGAGCACAGACTTGCTGACCGTACCTGCAAGTGCGTTCGTCTCGTTGAGCCTGAACTGCACCGTACCGCCGGAATCTCCGAACCACATGTCGATGTCCTGGTACTCGGAGTCGGGCACCATTGTCGAGGTATCGGACACCACCAGCTTAGACGCCAGCACAGAACCTGCAGCAAGTTCTGTAGCCGACACAGCACCGGCAGCGATCTTCGCAGTAGTGATGGCGTTGGCCGCGATCTCATTTGCCGTCACGGCATTCGCTGCGATCTTGCCGGCTGTCACGGCTCCCGCCGCGATCTTTACCGCCGTTATCGAATTCGTAGCAAGTTCGTTGGCCGTTACCGTACCTGCTGCGATCTTGCCTGCTGTCACGGAATTAGCCCCGAGTTCTACAGCCGTGATCGCGCCTGCGGCGATTTCCGCAGCTGTGATGGTCTTGGCAGCGACCTTCGCAGCGGTGATTGCACCGTCGACGATCAGCTCGCCGCGAGACATCTCTATGACTCGCACGCCACCCCACAGCATTTCAACGACCGGGGCCGCTCCGCTGTAGTTAAGGAACGTCCCCACAGCGAAATACGCAGCCTTGGGCGGAAAGCCTGCCGAGCCTTCTGGGCCGACAGTCACTGTATGACGTGTCCAACTCGTGGCCGTACCAGTTCCTGTAATGGCAGGGAAGTAGTAGTTGCCAGACGAGGAGTTGTACCCAGGCCAGTTCAGGGCGGGAGCATCAGCACTCTTCAGCTCATTGCCATTTAAGTCGTAGAAGCGGATAGTTGCGAAGCCACGGTTTGGCGTAGCCGCAAGTGCGAGATACCAAGTCTCAAATAGGTATGTCTTGCTGGTGTCAATCGGTGTGCGGGTTCCGAACGACAACAGATTGGCGTTAACGGTAGCGGACAGAACGAACGGCCCCGGAGAGCCGGCTACGTTTTTACGCGTGAAGTTGGCATAGTTCCAAAGATCCGCGTCTTGGAAGAACGGGTCAACGTTGACAGTATCCGTAGACGTCACTACCAGCTTTGCAGCGGTTACGGAGTTCGCCGCAAGTTCGCGTGTGTTGATGGCGCCTGCGGCAACCTTGCCGGCTGTCACAGCGTCAGTGGCGATAGTCGCCGCTGTCACAGCATTGGCTGCAATCTTGCCCGCGGTAACTGCGTTGGCAGCAATCTGGGTGGCCGTCACCGAGTTAGCTGCGAGTTCTGTCGCAGTAATCGAACCAGCAGCGATCTTGCCAGCCGTCACAGAGCCTGCAGCAAGTTCGGAAGCCGTGATCGCGCCAGCCGCGATCTGTGCAGCTGTGATTGTCTTCGCTGCGATCTTCACAGCAGTCACCGCGCCATCTACGATCAGCTCTCCGCGAGCTGCCATGCGCCCGTACATGCCTGCGAACAGGATGTCGACTGAGGTCGATGAGCGGTCTACGTAGACGCGAACCGTGGCTTTTACGGCTGTAGCAGGTGCAACAATCTGCAGGGAAGGCGCAGTGACAGGGTCAGCCGCCACGGTGACAGTTCCGACGAAGATAGAGATGTAGTCGGCAGCACCGATCATCACCAGCGCGTCGTTCGCGTCGTAGAAGTGCAGGCGATACCAGTAACGATAGGTAGCTGTCGCAGAGGCTGGCTTAGACTGAATACCAAATGTGTACTCACGACCCGCTTCTACAGCAAACCCTTTAGACACCAGAGGCTGGCTGTAGCCCGTCTGACCCGCGACGTAGGTGTGGCGTGCCGCATTTTGAGAGCGCATATCCGCAGGGGAGCGCTCAATACTCCAACCAGCAGGTACCGCCCAGGCCGCAGCGTCGAACAAGTCCTGGTCAGGGATCAGGTTCGTAGAGTCAGAGATAGCGATTTTCGAGGCTGTAATTGCGCCAGCAGCGATCTGGGCAGCATTCACAGCACCGGCAGCGATCTTCGCGGAAGTGATAGCGTTGGCTGCGATCTCATTAGCTGTCACCGCGTTCGCTGCAATCTTGCCCGCGGTGACTGCGCCAGCAGCGATTTCGGTAGCAGTCACCGCATTGGCCGCAATCTTGCCAGCCGTCACCGCTCCCGCAGCGATCTGACTGGCAGACACGGCACCCGCGGCGATCTTGGGCGTGCTGATCGCCCCGTCCGTGATCTGCGTGCCCGTAATCTGGCCCGTGAGTTTGGTAGCGTTGATGGCTGCCAGCTGGGCGTCCGTCAGCTGGCCCGTCACATCGGTAGCCGCAGTAGCAGCTGTGTAGGCGGTACCGCTCCAGCGATACAACTTGCCACCGAACACGATGGTGCTGGTGGTCTTGACCGTGGGCAGCGTTGCCCCCGACACAATGCCCACAGGCTCGATACCAGATGCAAATTTAGTAGCATCCACCGCAGATGCAGCAATCTTGTCAGCCGTCACGGCGTTGCTGGCCAACTTGCCAGCATCCACCGCGCCGGCGGCGATTTTTGCCACGGTCACCGCACTATCAGCCAGCTGCGCAGAATTGATCTGCCCCGTGAGATCCGTAGTCGGTACTGCTGCCGAGTAGGCTGTGCCGTTCCAGCGATACAGCTTGCCCTGCCAGGTGATCACCGTAGTGGACTTCACCGTGGGCAAGCTGGCGGCTGCGCTGTTGGTCACCGGCTCAATGCCGGATGCGAATTTGGTCGCGTCAACTGCCGCGGCCGCAATCTTTTCGGCAGTCACCGCGCCCGTGGCCAACTTGCCGGCTTCGACCGCCCCGGCGGCAATCTTGCTCACCGTCACCGCGTTGTCCGCCAGCTTGGCCGCATCGATCTGACCAGCCAGGTCCACCACGGCCACCTCGGCCGTGTACTTGGCCCCATCCCAGCGGTAGAGCTTGCCCTGCCAGGTAATGACGGTCGTGGTCTTGACCGTCGGCAAACTGGCAGCCGCGCTATTGGTCACGGGCTCGATGCCCGATGCAAACTTGGTCGCATCAATCGCGCCGGCCGCGATCTGGCTGGCGATGATGGTGCCCGTCAGGTCCACGGTCGGCACTGCCGCCGTGTACTTGGAGCCATCCCAGCGGTACAGCTTGCCCTGCCAGACAATGGTGCTGGTGCTCTTGACTGTGGGCAGCGTGCCCGCCGTGCTCACCGATACGGGCTCGATGCCGGCCGCGAACTTGGTCGCGTCCACGGCCTGGGCCGCGAGCTTGGAGGCGCTCACAGAGCCGTTGGCCAGGTTGCCGGCCTCCACAATCAGCGGCCCCAGGTCGTTGTTGCCAATCTTGCCCGTCTGCACATCCAGGCCATTGGTGCCGCCGGCGGGCGATACCGACTGCACACCATCCTGGGACTGCCATTTGATCCATAACCGGTAGCGTGTTCCCAGCGCCGCGGGATAGGCACCGATGGTGCCCTGAAACTGGAACAGCACCACGGCCTGGTCGAACGTCGGCGCGGTGCTGCCCGTCTGCAGCACGCCATAGACCACGGTCCGGTCGTGGCCGTGCCCCTGGGTGTATGCGGGCGCATCGTGCTCCACAAACACCGTGCTCAGGCCGGCCGACACTGCAAACCCCGTGGGCATCGGTGGTGGTGTCAGGTCCGGCTCGGTGTCGCCGCCGCCCGGCACACCGGGCACCAGGCCACCGCCTGCGCCCGGCTTGGCAATCCCTGAATCAATCAAATCCTTGGCCGTCAGGGCACGACCATTGCCGCCCCGCCCCATCAGCACGCGCAGCTCCTCGGTCACGCGCTGGCTCCAGTTCGGCGCGTTGGTACCGGGCAAATCCTTGCGGGGAGTCGTTGCCATTAGCGCAGCTCCTCCACGGCCTGGGCCAGGGCTACGCCCTGCACTGCCTGCTGGCCCGACAGATCGATCTGCCAGGCCCGCGCAGGAATGGGCGGCAGGCGAAACGCTTCGGGCCCGGGCGCAGACAGCGTGAACTGCACCCCGCTGCTATTGCCCGAGCTCACCGCCACACAGCGCGGGCCGAAGGTTGCGATATGCGCAGCCACCTCGCGCGCACTCAGCTCCAGGGCATTGAGCTTGATCGTCACCGGGTAGCCGTCTGCCACCACCTTGCACCAGCCAAAGCTGGCCGGCGCCGGCATGGCAAACACCTTGGACACAAAGCGTGCGCTCATCAGCGCCGCGCCCGCATCCCATTTGCCCACCTTGGTGCCGTCCAGCACATACAGTGCATCCTGCAGCCGGTCCAGGTAGAGCGCGTCATAGCCTTTTTCCAGGTAGAAGATGCCCGTGGGGTTGATCGGGTCCACCAGAAAGCCGCGCCGCACGCCGCCGGCGTCGGTATAAAAGCCCAGAAACAGGCCTTCATACAGGCCCGCCACCATGCCCGCCGGGTTCATGGCCTGCCAGTCATCGCGCGTCAGCAGCCCGTTCGTGATCAGCTTGGCGCCGCCTGCGCCGTAGTAGGCCAGGCCATCCGGTGCCGGCCAGGCCACGCCATGGCCAAAGCTCACCACCGCCTGCGGTGCCAGGCAGGCCTGGCCCACCTCCAGCGGCTGCTCGTCCAGGCTGTCCGGCGAAGTCCCGGCCACCAATACCGGGTCGGCCGTGGTCAGCACCAACAGCCGCTGCCCGAAGGTGGCCAGCGCCAGCGGTTTGGCATCCGGCGGCAAAGTCTCATAGGCCATGGGCCAGGCATAGGGCTTGTAGGCCTCGCAATAGCGCACGGCATTGCCGCTGATGCCCGCCATCATTCCGTTCCACATGGCCGTCAGGTACGACAGATCCTGGGGCGGCTCCAGCCACTCCACCGTCTCCAGCACCTCGCCCAGCGTGCGCCCGTCGTCCGTGGTGCTCGCCACGCCCGAGGCAATCTCGCGCAAGAAGAAGAATTCAGCCGTCCCGGTCGTGCCGGTCTGCGTGCGATAGATCCGTACCCGGTTGATCGTGAAGGCGCCAGCGGGCGGCGCTTGGATGGCCGTGATATTGACCGTCGCGTCAGTCGGCACTGTCAGCGCGGCAGACACCGGCCCGGGCGCGCTCTCCTCGCCCTTGTCCGTCACATAGGTGTAGACGTAATAGCGCACCTCGGTTTCCGTGCTGCTGCCGCCGGCTGCCGCCACCGTGGGCGCGGAAATGGGCGCGGGCACCCCCAGCTTGCGCCAGGCCGCCGGATAGCTGCCACCGGCCAGCGCAATCGTGTTGTCGGTCCACTTGGGGAAGCCATCGCCCGAGTAGTAGGTTCGCTCCGTCGTGTCATCGGCCACCATGCCGCGCACGGCATGCACAATGCCCGTCCAGGACATCCAGTAGCGGCCATCCTCGGCCACATCGCGGCCAAAGCGGTAAATGGTCTTGCGGCCGGCCGGCACCGTCGCCACATCCAGCGGATCGCGCCAGGGCCGAAAGTCGCCGCGCCCCGGCTTCTGGTTCCACGAAACCGTGCCCACCGTCTCCGGCAGCAGCTTGGGGTGTGGCGCATTCACGGCGCCAGAGAAACCAGAAACCGTAACCTTCATCACCACCCCTCAGAAATACGGGCGCACGCGCGGCCGCACCGCAGCCCGACCACGCCACACCTCGACATTGATGGTTTCGCAGCGCGTGTTGAAGTCGCCGCGCAGCACGGGATCACCGCGCAGGCGCGCCACGGCGCCGAGAGCAATCACTTCGCTGTATTGATCAAACACCGCGTCGTCGATGCCCATGGCTGCATCGCCGGGCTTGAGCGTCACATCCAGCACCAGGGCCAGATCAGCAGCTACAGGGCGGTGCAGCACCACCCTGCGTGTATCCGGCGTCATCAGGTACTGGCCTTCGCCCTGGCCCTGGCGCCACAGAACCAGGGATCCATGCCCCAACAGCTCTGCACCCTCCACCCGCACCAGAGTGGTCTGCTCGGGCAGCGGGATGGCGTATTCAGACTGACCGTCCACCGTGGTGATCGGCTCCAGCGTCATGCGCCAGGCGCGCGTGCGATGGCAGAAGTCCTGGGCCGCGCGGCGCAACTGGTGCACCACGGTCGGCTCAGGCGTGCCGAGCTCCACTGCCGGCAGCACGTCGGGGAAGAAGTCCGACCAATCGCGCATCATTGGCCCACCGGCACCGTCGCAGCGCTGCTGCCCTGGCGGAAGTTCGGATTGCCCACCGACACAGGGGCGGCCGACAGCGTGGCCTTCAGCTCGATGCCCAGCGCCGTCGCAAACGCCGCGTAATGCGCCTGGGCGCGCGCCGCATTGCCCGCATAGTCGGCATCCTTCAGATAGCCGCGGTACAGCATGTAATCCAGCAGCGCGTTGGCGTAGATGTCCGCCACCGAGATATTGCCCACCACCGCCGTGTATTCGGAACCTGCGGCCGGCTCTGCAATATCCGTGGGCGTGGCCGAATAGTTGATCTCCAGCTTGGCCGTATTCGTCGCGGGCGGGTACACCCAGAAGGCCTTGGGCTCGCGCGGGTCGTACATGAAATGCACGATTTCCGCCGCGCCGGCGATGTTGTGCCAGTTTGGCATCTGCGCATCCAGAATCTCGCGGCTGCAGATCCGCACGGCGCGCTTGCTGGTGACTGTGGAATTGCGCTGCACATCGATCAGCTTGGCTCCGTCGGCCGGCAGCGCCTGCTTGGTACCGGCCACGCAATCGATCACCGCGCTCTTGTTGAAAGCATCGGGGCGGTGCAGCATGATTTCACGCTGACCGTCGTTGAGGTAACGCACCCACTCGCCCACCGGCCAGCGGATCGAGGTGGTGTCCTGCGTGGTCACCACGCCGCGCTGAATCACATCCTTGGCTGCAATGGGCATGGATTACTCCTTGGAGCCAGCGCGCAGGGCGTCCGCCAGCAGGTCGCGCAGCTCGCCCACCTTCACGCTGTTGCCCTTGGGCAAGCTGATTTCGTTGGACTCGGCAAACGCGCGGATCTGAGCCGCTGTCCATTCGCTGATGTCGATGGTTTCGCCCGCTTCGTTGGCAAACACATAGGGCGACACGCTGGCGCCCTCATCCTTGTTGGTGCCGTTGCCCTCGTCGGAGGCCTGCTGCAAAGGCTTGTCGGCACCCTCGCCAGTGCCTGAATCGGCAGAGACAGAGGTGGACTCAGCGGCGGAGGCGGCAGCTGCTTGGTTCAGCTCCTGTACCTGGCGCTTCAGGGCTTCAATCTGGCTGGTTTGGTCGGCCACCACCTTCTGCAGCTCTTCAGCGTCAGCAGGAACGGTTGCGCCAATGCTGGCTGTCAGCTGCTGGGCGACAGTGCCGCCCTGTTCGACAGGCTCATACAAACGATAGGCCTCGGTGATGGACAGCAGTCGCGCGGCGGCTTTTTCGTGCTGCACCTCGGCCACCACGTCCTTCTTGTCGTTGGGCTTGAACTGAATGGATTGGCCGTAGAGCTCCACGGTCGTGGGAGCTGTGCGGCGGTATGCGTGGATGGCGGTCATGTGGCACTCCTTGCCTGTTCAATAAAGAAAGGGCCGCGCGCACGGCGCAGCCCCTTTACACACTCATTGCCTGGGGCTGCGCGGCTCAATAACGCATGCGGACCAGTGCCAGCACTTGCTTGCCGGCGGTGGCAGAAGTCGCGGCCGCTGTGGTCACCTTCAGACCCAGCTTGCGAATGCCGTCGCGGTTGGTAAAAGCCAGCGCAGCGGAATTGGCGGTGGCAACGGAGCCGGTAGCGCCTACGCCTGGCTTGAGGCCGGTGTCGTAGACCGTGGCCAGGTCAGTTCCGGCGGCATTGATCACGCCCAGGGAGAACGCGAGCGTGGGGGCCGCGTTGCTGTCCAGTTGGGGCGCCACCACGTCCACCGCCACCAATTGCACTTTGGGGGGAATGTCCAGCAGCTCCAGCAGATCGTTGGCCGCCAGAGCAACGCTCGGCAGGGTCAGGTCAACGGCCACCGTCAGCACGCTGGCGTCAAAGGGTTGCGGCACAGCCTTCTTGCCGGTCGCAACATCGGATTGATATTTGGGCATTTGAAGCTCCTATGTCTGATGAGGGAAAGGGCTGGTGAAGCCACGGCCCACGGCGCGGGCCGCGGGCTCATCAGGCATTGGGGTCGGTGCTGGCGGTGTCCAGGGCCATCACGCCAAAGTCGCGCTGGACGTTGCCGTCCTTGGACTTGTAGGTGGCCTTCTTCACGCCCATGATCGCGTGGGTACCGATGGCAACGCTGTTTTCGTGGTCCTTTTGAACCTCTGTCCAGCGGAAGCGCGTGCCGGTCTCGTTGTCGCCGTATGCGATCAGCGCGGCCTGTGCACCCAGGAACAGCGCGCGGGCGGCGTTCACATTGGAGCCAGCGCCGTAGTCGTTGAAGCGGATCACGTTGCGGTGCTTGTGCAGCACCACATCGTTGTACATGCCCAGCGTGCCCTGGAAGATGGGGTTCTTGTTGCCCTCGGCCGCAGCGGCTGCCTTCTGGATGTCCAGCCAGCCACCGGTGCCCGCGTCCTGGCGCATCGCGTCGGCCTGGTAGGTGTGCATCAGGCAGATGTAGTGACTGCCGCCTTCGATGGAGACGGGAATCATCGACAGCTCGTCGGTACCGTCGCCGCCCATGGTTTCAGCCTTTGCCACGGCCTTGTCGATCAGGCGCAGCTTGAAGGTATCGCCAGCGGTCAGCGAAGCCTTGGACGTGGCCGCGCCGCCGAACAGAATATGCTGGCTATCGGGCGCCGTCAGCGGGTTGATGTCGAAGAATGGATTGTTGGCCGACCAGACAAAGCCCGAACCATGGCCGCGCGAGCCGGACAGGTAGATGAAGTACAGCTCATCCTGCAGGCGCTTCCACCAGTCAGTGGCCGCGCGCTTGGCATCGCTGCGCAGGTCGCGCAGCGTGCGCTTCTTGGTCATGCGCGAGCCCAGATCCGCGCCGCCGCGCACCTGGTCGATGCGCAGACGGTCGGTGTAATACTTGAGTGGCGCTTCCTTGCCTTCCAGGGTTTCGTCACCGATGACGGGCTCCTGGTTGATGGGCATCAGCAGGTCAACGGTTACTTCGTCACCGGCACCTTGCTGAAGATCATCGATTCGCTGGATGGGCAGACGCGAATCCTTGCCATTGCCCACGAACTTACGAGACCAATAGCTTTCCTTGTTGATGGCCACGGCCATCAGAGAGGCCCACTTCTTGACGGCTTGCGGGTCGTTAACGCCGATCAAAGTACGCATAACGCAACTCCTGCCCTTGCGAGCACTGAGCGCGTCTTGCGCTTGAACCGGGCAACTGCCCCCGGCGGCAATCTGCTGCATGAAGATGGCGCCAGCAAAGGCGCCGCAGCTAGGAAAAAAGAATAATCCTGAATTCCAGGAAATCAAGTACCCATGGGGGCGTGGCGCCGCGCATGCAGGGTCTTGTGACCCCGGGGCTCGTCACCCCGTGCATGCGTGGGCTTATCCACCACCACGTCGTCCTCCAGATGCAGGCTCAACTCAGCGCGTTGGCCCGTGCGTTGGCGCAGCGTAACCACCACGCGGCCGCCGTCGAAAGACAGGCTCTCGCCCGCCTTGATCTGTCGTATGAGTCTGCGTCCGGACATCAGGCCCCCAGGTAGCGTTCTTGTTGATCGGGCGTCATGCGCGCCAGGGCTTTTTCCAGGGCAGTGCCCTCGAGGCCATCCAGGTGAGCGAACTCGCTGCCCACCGCGGCGTCGGCTGCAGCTGGAACCCCGGCCAGCGTGGGCGGCAGTGTCGAGCGGTCAGCAGCGGCCGGCTTGCGTGTGGCCGGTGCGGCTGGTGCTGCCGCGGGTGCAGAACCAGGCGCAGCAGCAGCGGGAGCCGCGGCCGAGGCCTTGCCAAATCGGCGCAGCATCAGTGCTTGGGCTTCGGCCAGCGCGTCGCGCGAGGCGGCCATATTGCCTGCGGCATCGGTCAGGCCGCGGTCAATTGCGTCCTGAGCAAACAGGCGGATAGCTCGGTCGAACTGCGCGCCCGCCTCGCCCGACAGGTCGATGCCAGCGGCCTTCAGTTCCTTCTGCGCCGCGCCCAGATGCTGCCCATACTCCTGCATCATGGCGTCCTGCTGCATCTGGGAGCGCGCCATGTCCACCGCCGCCGCGCGCGCTAGGTCGTCCAGCTTGTCCTGCACGCGGGACTCGACCTCTTGATAGGCTTCCTGGTCAATCTCGCCATCCAGCAGTTGCTGCAGGGCGGTGGCCTTTTCGGCGCGCAGGGTCTTGCGCTGCTCATCCGCATCGGCAGGAGACACGGGCTGCATCGCTGCAGGGGCTGGTGCATCCGCGTCATCGTCAGCCGCGCCTGCTTCGCTGGCGGCAGGGGCCACGCCGGCAGCCGTGTCATCGGCGCCAGTGGCAGCACCTTCTGCAGGCTTGTTGGCTGCTGCCGCTGCCGCTGCCGCGCTCTCGTCATCATCATCATGATCAGCAGCAGCAGAGGCCGCGCCGGCTTCACCAGACTCGCCCGCAGGGGCCTGCAGATCCTGGTCGTCTTCTGCCAGGTCGCGCAGTGCTTCGCGCTCTGCTTCGCTCAGTCCGGCAAGGTCTTCTTCGCTAAACATGGACATGGTGGCTCCTTTATTCGGTGGGTACCAGTTGGGTCAATGGTTGGGGTGAGGGCTGCGCCATGGAATCGGCTGGCGCTGGGAGATTGATGCCGTCATCAGCCAGGCCGGCCGAGGAGGTGATTTCGTCGGCGGCTGGTGCGAGGCCGGGCTGGGCGGTCACGATCTGGGCGCCTTCCAGCGCGGCCAGCATGGTCTGCACCTTCTTCAAGATGTCGTCTACGCCCAGCTTCTTAATCTGGGCCTCCGCCAGCTGGATCTCGGTCTGCATCTTGGCAAGCTGGGTGCGCGCCGTTTCGCTGGCCATCTGCTCGGCTTCGGCTTGCTTGGCCTGCGCATCCTGGTCGGCCTTCATCTCTTCGGGTGTGGGCGGCTTGCTGGGGTCGCGCTGGCCGTTGATTTTGCGAATGCGCGCAACCCACTCTTCCTTGCCCTGGATGTCCGCAGACTCCACCACCAGATCCAGCACCGACAGCACCACCTGGGGCGCGTAGGTGGCGATCTGGCCCAGCAGGCCGAACATCTGCTCGAGCGCGGACTGAGCCATGGAAGACCGATAGTCCTGGGCATCCACGATGAAATCCGCTTCGCGCGCCGTGATGTCGTTGAGGATCTGCCCGGTCGCGGGGTCCACCTGGTTGATCGTCAGCCATTCAATGGGGCGCTGGCCCTCGCCCACGATGCGAATCACCTTCTCCTCGGTATAGAACTGCTCGATGTGGCTCAGGCGCAGCTGGCCGGCCTGGCGGATGGCCAGCAGCAGGTTGTCGAAGAACTCGCTGGTGGTCAGCGAGCCCTGGTCCTGCTTGGCGAGAATGGCGCGCCCGCTGTTGGCATTGGTGTCGCGCCCCAGGTTCTCATCGGTCACGCCGCCAGCATTGCGAATCAGCTGCGCATCCTGGGCAGCCAAGGCCACATTGGCCTCGAAGTCGCCCATGTTGTTGTCGAACTTCAGTTCCCTATTGGGGTTCTTGATGATGATGCCGTCCGGCCGCGCAGCCTCATTGCGCAGGTCGTCCCAGTCATCCACCGCGCCCTTTTCCGCAATGATGCGGTTCACGCTCAGGGCATACAGGGCCTTGGAGCGGCGCTTGTTCAGGTCGTCCTGAATGTCGCGCATGCCACGCCAGGCACCATAGGCCAGCCCGTCGCGCGCCCGGCGATATCCCCAGATGGGAACCATCAGAAAGCGGTTGTGCTTGAACGGGCTGGCCATGTCCAGGCAGGGCGCATCCTTGGTGCACAGCATCAGGCGCATGCGGAACTTCACGGCCTCGTACAGTCGCGCGCGGCCCTGGTCCTGCTCGAAGGCGTGGCGCGGATCTGCCGGGTTGAACACCTTGCCCGCGAAAGGGCCGTCTGCAAACACAGGCACCCGCTCGGGGATGCGGTACCAGCACTCCAGCAGCTCCACCGACCGGCGGCTGCTGTTGTCGTAGTAGCCAGCACGGGACATATAAGCCGCGCGGGCCCCGTAAATGCTGCTGGCAGTGCCCCATTCCGTCTCGCTGGCGCTGGTCAGACGCTCGCCCAGGTACCAGATCCCGTCCGGATCCACGTCGTCGTGCCGTCCAGCCTGAGACATCAGGTGATCGCGGCTATCGGGCAGCAGGGCCACGGCATAGTCCAGGTCCACCACGCGCCGGCGAAACAGATAGCGCGCGTCCACGTTGTAGTCGATGTTGCGGCTATGGCTATCGCGGTAGACGTTGCGCCAGTCCTCCCAGCCCGAATAGATCAGCTCGGCCTCGGGGTCGCGGTTGGCCCCCTCCTCCAGCCAGCTCAGGCCGGCAGTCACGGCCTGTCGGAAAGCCCGGCTGCGGTGCCACTGGGTCATGTTCACGTCGTCCGTGTACTTGATCAGCTTGGTCTTGACCTCGGCCATGGCCTCGTCGTCGCGCTCGCGGGGCAACACCTTGTAGTCCTTGCGCATGCGCTTTTCGGTACCGCAGATCCATTCAATGGTCTGCCGGCCTTCATTGAAGACCACCGGCGCCTGGCCGCGCTCCATCAGCGCCTGGGCATCCTCGGGCTTCCACTGCAAATGGTCCTGGTAGTCCTCATCGATCTGCATCTGCTGGCGCTCTTCACCCTGGCGCTCGCTCTCGTACTTCAGCAGCTCCATCAGCGTGTTGTGCCGCTGCCTGGTCAGCTCGTCATTGCCCGCTGCCGCGCGCTCGGCGGGCTGCTCTTGATCGGCGTTACTCGAGGAGTCTGCTGCTCGAGCACTGGTTGGGATGTCGCGCACTTCAAACATCACAGCACCTCGCTATGCAGGTCCTGGCCATAGGCCCGGGCGGTGACTTCGATGCCCATGCGGTGGCGCTTGACCTCCAGGCTGGGCGGCTGCTCCAGTGGCATATCCACCAGGTCGGGCATGCCTTCGCAGATGATGTCCAGCATGCGGCGGATGCTGCTGCGGTCCGTCATCGTGAAGCCCATGGTTTCGGCCGCCAGCGCGGCGGTCTTGATGAACTGCGGCGTGGGGTTGCCCTTGGCATCCACATAGGCATAGGCGTTGCGTTGGGGAATCACATAGGAGCCAGTCTCCATGCGCCGGAATGCCGGGAACAGCACCATGCAGGGCTCAGGGTCCCCGTCTGCTGTCTCGTCGCCGGCGGCGCGCAGGTCCAGCCATTGAAAGCTGCAGACCACATCGCCAAGAACACGCTGGCGCCAGGCGCGCTCGCCGCCCAGCTCGACCATGGGAGTGCCGCGTGGGCCGAGAATTGAGGTCATGTCACCCTCCAGGACAGTTTGCGCCGCGCTTGACCGGCGGCACGGGGTTTGACGGTGGCCAGACCTAGCCCCGTCACAATGAGATAGCGCGTCGCATCCATGGCGTGGTCGTCCTTCTTGACGATCTGCCCTTTGTCGTCGCGCCGGTAAATGCGGTATTCGTTGAGCCAGTCGTGCATCGACTTGAAGACCTTCAAGCGACCCGTGCTCATGCGCTCCCAGACCTGATACAGGCCCGACTCCACGCCGTTATGGGCAGGGGTCAGCTGCAGACCCAGGTTCACGTAGTCATTCAGCAGCTGCTCGCCGTCGCGCTGGCTGCGGCCGCGCGATGCCGGATCGATAGCGCCCGGTATCCAATCGCCGCGCGCCTTGATCGATGCCGCATGCACAGATGGCTCGGCCTGGCCGCGATAGTGGTTGCTGTAGAGGTAAACAATGTCCGAGTCGCGGTCGTGCGCGCCCCAGACGGCAGCCGTGCGGTTCCAGCCCACGTCCATGCCATAGGCCCGGGGCCAGAAGTCGGGGATCTGGAAGTCCGGCACCACGATGTCGCTCTCGGGTACCGGGTAAATCGCGCCTGCGCCCAGAGCTGGCACGCCCTTGGTCCGCGCGTCGCGCTGGTGCGGCATCAGGCGCGACAGCAGCTTGGCCTTGGCCTCTTCGGTAAGGTGAGGCACATCGTCCCAGCCGCACTGCACCACCGCGCGGCCGATCACCTTGCCCTCGGGGTCCGGCGATGTCAGCTGCTGCACCAGAGCCGTCAGGCCCGACAGCGGTGTGAAGGTCAGCATGGAGATGCCCTCGCGCGTCATCAGGCGCACCTGGCCCTCCTCGTAAACATCCTCGGGACATTCCTCGTCGGCCCAGAAGATGTCCAGCTCGAAGCCCTGGAAAATCTCGCGCCCCTGCACATAGCTGCGCATCCACAGCTCAGACTCGCCACCGCTCTCGTGGCGGATCATCGCGCGCTCGACGGCTCCCTTCACATGGGTGCGCGACACGATGCCCGTGATCGCATCGCCAGGAATCAGGCCGGTACCGAAGTTCTCCGGCTTGTCCGTGGTGGAGCCCAGCAGCTTGAGCTGCAGAATGTCGCGCGTTGTCTCGTGGGTATCGCCAGAGATCAGCGCGCGCACGGGCTTGGTGAAGCGATGGCCTGCCCACCACCAGGGATAGCGCCCCGTCAGGTGATATGCCAGCTCGGTACCGGCGGCCATGGTCTTGCCCACACGGTTGCCGGCCATAAACACACGCTCGCTGCAGGTCGCGCCCAGTTCGAAGAACTGCACATGACGCGGATACAGCGCACGGCGCAATGCCCCCGTGTCCGGAAACATGGTTTCGAGCATGCGAGTGCGCCGGCGGCGCTCAAGCTCATCCAGCAGACCGCCCAGCTCGATGCGCTGCTCAGGGGTGAGGTGCAGAACGGAGTCAGCCAGCATCGCCGCCCTCCGTTGGTCCCACAGGCACGATGCTGGCTACAGAGACACCCAGCTTCGCCAGGCGCTGCAGCAGCACGTCATCGCTCATCACCTTGTGATCGACAGTCCCCTCGACCTGCACCTTGTCGCCATAGACGCGCGGCTTGAGCTTGGATGCTGACCACTTGCGAGCATCCACGCGCAGCTTGTTGCGTGCCACGGCGGTCTTGTCGAACATGACCGCCACGGTGTTGCCGCTCATGTCCGTGACCGGCTCGTACTCGCACTCGTCCGCGATGGACACGATTTCGTCGGCCAGTTTGTCTGCTCGATCCTCGCGCGCGCGTGCGTACATCTCGGCGCGTGAGCTGTCGGCGTTGATCCAGTCCAGCATCGTCGTGTAGGCAAACTCGTGCTGACGGCAGAAATCGGCCATGTGGCCGCCTTCCAGGACGAATGCCAGGAACTGGTCAAGCGCACCAACACCCGACGACCATTTCTGAAATGGCGTCAGGGGCTTGGCTGCTTTCTTGGGGGGTGTGGTCTTGGTGGCCGCAGGCGGCTTCTTGCTGGAAGCCGGGGCCTTGAATGAGGCGGTACGGGCGCGCGTTGAGACGGGCTTCGTGGCCGTCTTGGCGTTTTGATCAGGTGACGCGCGCTTCTTGCTCAAGTCCTGTCGTTTGCATGCCCTCTATTGGGCGCGGGCAATGAAACGACAATTCGTTGAAAACTTCAAGGGGGGTCGATCCGCCCACGCCGATCCCCGCACGCGGGCTGCAGGAATAGGCGGATCTTCTGGCTCAGAAAGCTGAAATGCGCTCGCCCAGAATCACAGACAGCTCGCGCATCACATCGAGCTGGCGGCGCATGCGGGCCTGCTCGTCGTTCGCCAGCTCGCGGAACAAGGCATTGCGCAGAATGAACTCATCCAGCCTGGTGATTCGGATGTCCAGCTCTTGCTTCTCATCCAGCACGCGCTGCTGGTGCCCCGGCAGCGTGCAGCCAACTACCTGCCAGTCTTCAGCCAAGGTGTCGTTGATGCTCGGTGCCCAGGTGCTCACCGTCTCGTCTACGTTCTTGAGCGCCAGGTAGGCCGCGTAAGGAACCATCGCGCCCGCGCCGAAATGCTCCTTGGCCGCGCCGGTCTGCACCGGGTAGCTGGCAGCAGGCACGAGATAGATAAATAGGCCTTTGCCGTTCCAGCCTGTGCGCTGCAGGCGCTTGCCCAGCTTCAATTCCTTGATTGCGTCACCGAAATTCATTGAGGGTTCTCCTTGGTTTTGGGGATCACTGGCCAGGCTGCGCGGCAGGTTGCCGCATCAGCTGCGTGGCCATCAGCTCGGATTGCCAGCTCTGTGTATCGCTGGCTGCACTGTCCGAATACTTTTCCGAGGGCTCGGGCGTACTCGATGAGGGCGGCGGGGGAAGCGTCAGCAAGTCGCTGCTCGGCATCGGACAGTTGCTGGCGCAGGCCGTCACGCTCACGGCGAGCGCGATCAGCAGCAGCCTGCAAACCGGCCTGCTTCTGGATGGCGTCATTCAGGGCTCCTTGGTATTTGTCGTTGACCGTGCGTTCCACGGCCAGCAGACGCCGGCCGGCGGCCGTGCGTTCATCAGCGATCTGCTCGCGGTACTGGCTGGCCTGCAGGCGTTCGTCGGCCAGGTCCGCACCTAGACGGGCCTCCTGGAAGTACCAGACGCCTGCACCAGCGATTGCAGCCGCGACGATGTGAGTAATCGCCCTCACTGTCATGGCAGTACCCCGGCCATGAAGTGCCCATCCCGACCCCAGCTCGAGCACAACTCAGCTGTCGTGCCGCGCCGATCCACCAGCCCGGCCAGCACGGCGCTCTTGCCGTTGACCGTGCCGCGCACCCATTTGGGCATCTGAGCGCAAGCACCATCCAGATCGCCGGCATTGGCGAGGGTCCGCATCGTGCTGCCGGCCACGTTCGCCTCGCCCAGGTTGTAGATCATGTCTATGAGGCTAGCCTGCACCCACACGTTGTAGGTGCCCCAGTGACGGAACATGCGCTTTGCTGCAGCTTCGGCCGCTAGGTACATGGGCAGCTCAAGCCGCATGCAATCGGTCTTGGTGTAGTAGCGCCCGGCCACGACCTGCGGGCCAGTCACCCCATTGCAGACCGTCAGGGGCATGCCCTTGCCCACCTTGTCCACGTAGGGAGTGCCGATGTGACGGCCGCTGCTCTCGTAGTAGGCGCCAATGTCCATGGCGAGCAGCACCGCCTCGGATGGCTGGGGCTCACCGGGCGGCAGCATGCTGGCAGCGCCAGCCCCCAGCAGCATGATGGTCAGCGCGGTTTGCACCAGACGCTGCTTGAGTGTGGCGGGCATCGTCATAGCTCCACCTCCACTTCCCTATCCGTGCAGGCTGGCGTAGCTGTGGGAATGCCTGTGGTACGCATCAGCTTGATGCGCAGCAGCTGCTCCTCGCGGTTCAGGTCAGCCTGGGCCACGGCGCGGCGATCAGCCTCGCGCTTGTAGTACCAGTTCACCAGGGCCCCGATGATGGCCACCACCAGGCCCAGAATACCGATGGCGTTGGAAGAGGCCAGCCAGCCGAAAAAGCTCACGATGGCGCCGCCGCCGGTAGTCCGGTTGCCGGCATTCGCCATCAGCTCAATGGTTTCGTTCTTCATGCGGCAGCACCTCCTGTGCGAGAGGTGGCGGCATGTCCGTATGCGGCCGGCGCCGTTGTGTGTGTGATGGGCATCGAGGTTCCTTGGTAGGAACCGCACGCCCCGGGCAGTGAGTGTGTGGGCGCATTATCTTCACGCCCACACCTCGGATCAAGGGGCTGTTGTGGGCCCTTGCGCTTCCGCCAAAGATTGACGCACGCTCGCGCGAATCGACTTCGGGGCAGCTGCTGCAACGCGCTCGGCCTTGGTCTGACGCATCTTGATCACACGGCGGCGCACGGCCAGCATGTCGATGGTCAGGGGGCTCTCGGGGTTGCGGCGGTTCCAGTTGCGCATACGCTCCCGAATCTCCCCCTGCTTCTCGCCATCCTTGTCATAGACGGCCTGGGCCATGTCTGCAGTCAGGCGCTCCTTCATGGCCCGGTTCTGCCCAATCAGGTTCTGCTCGGTGGCCGTGGCCTCCTGCGTCTCCGCAACCGACTTGGGCTGGAAGCCGACAGCCTTTGCCACGGCCTCGCCCAGCGTCACATCGATGACCTTGCGGCCCTTGCTGTCCTTGTAGACCCCGCTGTCGGCCATGTCGTAGCCCTTGGCAGCATTGCGCACGGCCGTGGGCGATACCTCTAGAGCAGCGCCAGCAATATCCCCTGTGAGCGCCTTGCGAGCGCCAGTGGCTGCGCGCTGGATCAAGTCGCCAGCCGGTCCGATGATCTCCAGCAAGTCCCGGCTGTGGTCGCGCTTCTCGAGGAACAAACCGGTACCGGGGATGAGGTTGCCCATGCCCAGGCGGCCAGAAATATCGATTGGCGCGCCGGGCAGGCCCGACACCCCCTGCTCAATGAACTCCGCCAGATCCTTGCCCAGCACGTCCTGCATCAGCTGCTTGCGCCACTGCTTGACGCTCATGCTGTAGCCCATCAACTGCCCGCCGGCATCAATCAGGTCCTCAACGTCTTCAGCGAACGGCAGGCCGCCGGCGCCGCCCATCAGCATCAGCATGGCGATTGACCAGCCCACGGCGCGGCGGCCAGCTGCTCGCTCTGGGCTTCCTGCCTGCCCTTGGTTCCACATGCGCTGCATCAGCTCCAGATAGGACACGCTGTAGGTCTTGAAGGTGAACAGCGTGCCCCCGATGGTTCCCCGTGCCCACTGCGGTTTCACGGCCTTGGAATAGACGAACTGGGTATCCAGCACCGCCTTTCGTGCGAATGCGGAAGGATTCTGAATGCCCTGCTCCTTCGCCAGGCGGTAAGAGGCAATGAAGGTGCTGCGGCGGTTGAACTGCTCGGCCAGGGCGAAGGGCTGGCCCCATGCCACCTTGGTACGCTCCCATGCATTCGCTGCAGTTGCTCGAGCATTCCCTGCAGCCGTCCCATCACCGGCGCGCAGCGCACCCGCACCGCGGGCCTGCGACATCAGCTGGTGGATTTCCTGGGGGCTGACCACGCCATCGTCTTCGGCAGACTGCAGGGCCTTGGCAAGGTCGGCCTCGTACTGGAAGCCCCTGGTTCCCATGTCCTTGAGCGCGCGGGCCAGTTGCGCCCCGGCCTTCTTCATGCCGCCGTACTGGCTCAGCCATGGCAGCGTCACCTGGAAAGGCTGGGTCATGTTCACAAATGCCGAAGCCAGCGAGCCGCCCAGGTACTGGGCAAACAGCATGCCGCGCACGGCCTGCCCCTCCTCCTGGGGATCCTGGATGTAGCTGCGCAGACCCATCGCCAGATCCTTGAGCTCGCCTTGGTCCTTGGGGATGGCGTTGATCGCCTTGTCCAGCGTGCCCACGTTCAGGCCAGCAGCAGCCTGGCGCGCATTGGAATAGACAAAGTTCGCCACCACCCGGCCCACATCCTCAGAAAAGCCTGACGTGCCCTTGCGGTGAATCATCCGCTTGAGCGCGCTGTGGTTGTTCTTGGTGAGCTTCAGATACTCCTGGAATGCCTTGTCCTGGGCCTCGTTGCCTTCGGAGTCCAGGCCCAGCATATTGCCGAACAGCTCCAGGCTCTCCGGAGTCACCCCAGCAAACAGCTTGTATGCCTGCTGGCTCATGGTTCCCTGCTCCACCTTGGCGTCGGGGAAGGTCAGGCGGAAGTTGCGCGCGGCAGTGTTCGCCTCCCTCATCGTCTCGTACATGCCGAAGTACTGGCGCTCGCCGGCGGCGTCCACCACGTCCACCGTGTAGCGCCCGAAGCGAGACAGGGGGGCATAGCCGGATTCCTGCAGAGCCTTGGCATCCTCAAGACGCTTGCGGATCTGCTGCATCTGGATCGCCAGGCGGTCGCGGTTGTCGGGCACAGCCTTGGCGTCCTGCTCCAGCATGTCCAGCAGCAGCTGGCCCGCACTGTCCAGGGATGGCTGCTCGAGCACGGCATCACGCATGGCGGCATATCCATCGCCCAGGGTTCGCATCATGTCGGCGCGGGCCGTCATGTCGATGGAGCGATCAATGGCCGCGCGCGCTTCCCGGTACAGGCTGATTTGATCAGGGGTCGCACCGAATTGCGATTGCAGCTCTTTATCGCTCCACACAACGCCAGCCTTGAGAATCTTGCTCTCAAAACGGGAGTTGATCATGTTTTCATACTGCTGCGCGGGCAGGCCTTGCCACATGGCGAGCACGCCGGCGTCGATCCGGTTGGCCTTCAGCAGCATGGCCGCCTTGTTGTGTGCGCTCAGGTTGGCGTACTTCTTGACCAGATCCTCTACCAGGCTGGCCTGCCCGTTGATGTCACGAGCCCACAGCAGCGTCCCCTCAAACAGCGGGCGAGCAACTGCCTTGTTGTCGGCAGCTGATACCGGACGCTTGCGGTTCTTGCCCAGGATGTCGCCCATGCTGTCGACTCGAGGAAGGATGCGCGGCGCTTGGTCGGCTGCGTCGTTGGCGAGCATGCTCACATCGTCGATGTTCTGCTGTGCGGATTCGTAGACGGGCTTGAAGAACGGGTTGCGCTCGGCCAGGTGGCGCATGGTCCCCACGGTCTTGTCCCACATGGAGACTTTGCCGGGGTGGCTCAGGATGTTGTCGAGCTGGGAAAGCGCGCTGCCCTTGATGTCGGCCAGGCGCGAGCGGCTGAAGAGTGGCCCGTCCGCTAGTGGGCCTGGGCCAGCATTTCCTTGATCTTCGCCAGCGCGGCCTCGGTGTCCTTCTGCAGAGATTCGATCTCGGAGTCGGTCAGCCGGTTCGTAGCGCGCGAGGTAGCGGGCTTCCGACTCGGTGAGCGCGTCGAAGCCGTAGCCGGTGGCGGCGCGGAATTCGTTTTCGAGGTCACCATGTTTTTGTCGAAGGGAAGCCAGGATTTCAGCAGAGGGCTGAATTTTTGCACTGTACTGCTTGCCGGTCAATGCAATGACCCCGGCCACGGTACCGCCGCCTTCCCGAATATGGCTGGCCAGCGCCGCGAACGTGCCGCCCTGGGTCAGGGTGTCGTCCACCAGCAAATAGGGCTTGGCTTCCACCGCGCCGGCGAAGTCCACGGGTGCAAAGATGCGATCCAGCCCATCCATGCCTGTGCGGTGAGCCCGATTGGCCTGCACGATGGCGCCAGAAGTGGACAGCCCAAGTCGCTGGGCCAGCACGCCGGCCGCTGCCACAGGGATTCTGTTGCGCCCGGTAGCCTCCTCGGCCGCCACTGGCACCACCACCGGCTTGGAGTCCCCAATCGCAGCCCGCACCTTAGCCACCAGCTCGGGAGTCACAATGTCTTGAGCCAGGCGAAAGGCGGCCTCGATGTCACCGGCCTTGGCGGCAGCATAGTCAGGATGCGATGAGGCAGAGCCCAGGGTACTGCCGATGATGGCATCCGGCATGCTGGTCGCGCTGGTGCGGCTGAATGCAATGTCACCCGCCATTCCAGCGCCAGCACCACGCTCCACCCAGCTGCGGGCCGGGAGAATGAAAGACCGAATTATTTCGTCGTCAGTGACCTCGCTGGATTTGAACCTTGCGACATGCTGGCGCAGCCAGGAGCGGATCGCGGCCACTGCACGGCGCACAAAACCCATCTCGGGGCGGCTCTGGGCCCACTCGGCCAGCACCTCCTCGGCAGCCTGCAGACGGTGCTCGGGTGTCATGGCATTCCAAATCTGGTCCGCCGTCGCATCATCCAATGCAACGTCTCCGAGCTTCTTCTTATCCAGCAGACCATACTCGACCGCCTTGCGGCGCACGTCACCACGGCGCACGGACACGATCTGCTTGAGCACGCTATCCAGGCCGGTACCGAACACACCGCGCAGGCCATGGTGGCCCAGCGCCTCGTGCATCAGCACCCGGGCCACATCCTTGTCGGTGTGCAGCTGGCTGGCCAGCAGATAGGCCTTTCCTCCGTAGTAGAAGCCCTCGGGGTCACCATCGGCGCCACCACTGCGCTGTGCCTGGTCAGCCCGGCGCGCAGCTGCTGGGATTGCAGGATCTGCCATGTCATACACCACCGTGACCTCGGGGCCATTGGCCCAGCCCGCGCGAATGGCATCCACGGTCTTCTGTACCGCGCTCACAGCCTCCGCCCGGGCCTGGGCCACGGGCTGACCGTCGTTCATGGCCTGCAGGAAGCCGTCCACATCGAAATCAGCATCAGCATCCTGGCGGCGGAAACGGGTATCACTGTCGCCGGCAGCTTGGATAGCGGGCTTGTCGATAACCACCATGCGGGCAGAAACACCGGTGTTCACCGGCAGGCTCGGGTCCATGAATGAGCCATCGGGCAGCTTTTCATTCGTGGCGCCGCGCTCGTCCAGCCACTCGCGGAAGCCCTCGGCGCGCTTGTTCGACTGGAAGAATGCGCCCTCACCCACGATAGCGACAAGACGGCCACCGGGCTTGAGCAGGCCATAGGCATGCTGCACATGCTGAATGTCGCGCCCATTGGAAAAGGGCGGATTCATCACGATCCGGTCGTACTGCTTGCCTTGCAGCTCCAGGAAGTCGGAGCCCACCAGGTTGTAACCTTTGGCCTCCAGCAGCTCGCGGCGCGTGTTGGACAGTTCAGCCACATCAGGCTCCACGCCGGTCTGCTCACGAATGGCATCAGCAATATGCGCCATACCTGCGTGTGGCTCCAGCACTTCCATGCCTGGCTGAATCTCGGCCGCATCAATGGCAGCCTCTGTCGCGGCAGCGCCGGTTGGAAAGAAGTCCAGGCCATCATTGGAGCGGCCCACCATGGAACGCTCGAGCTGCTTGATGCGGTCAGGCTCGGCACGCTCCTGGCGCAAGTTCTGCAGCTCGCGCAGGGCGCTGCGGAATTCGGCGGGGGTTTGAATGCCCATGCGCTGCAGGCGCTGACGCTTCTCCAGTGTGCTCTCCAGCTGCCAAGGCAGCGCCAGCACCTTGGAGCCTTTGCGCTTACCCAGCTTGGCAAGATCCTCCACAAACGGCATGCCCAGTTGAATGCGCTTGTCGCCATCACCCTGCCACAACCCCTGCTGCATCGCCTCACCAGGCGACAGAATCACGCGGTTTTGGCCGCGCTTGATCTGCAAGACCACAGCTTTGCCCACCAAATCGCTTTTCCTGATGGCGCGCTCGGCCAGATCCTTGCTGGCGTAGTCTGCAAAGCTCCCCTTGGTCTTGTTGCCGAAGTGGCTCACACTGAGCAGGTTGTCTTTCGCCCAGCTCGTGTAGGCGTCAGTCACATCGTCCGCAAGACGGGCAAGGGAAGCCCCTATCTTCTTGCCGCCGTCGATTTCCAGCAACTGGCGCGCCAGGCCGGCAAGATCGCTGCGGTACATAGTGAAGCGGGGGAACTCGGCAAAGTCCACCGTCTGGGCATCCATGGGCGCATGCTTGTTCTCTTCGACTGCAGCCCAAGAGCCATGCTTTGCCATCAGCTGCTGCACCTTGGCAGAGCCCAACGCCTGCAGCAATTGAGACAGCTGCGTCTTGGTGCGAACACCATCCAAGAACTGGACCCTGCCCGCCTCGATGGCATCCGCCAGGTTACGCATGGTCCCGGCATAGGCCTTGCTGCCGCGTGCGGCGTCCTCGGCCGCATTGGCCATGCGAGCCCGGCGGGAGGTATTGGTCTTGCGGTCGGCCCCAAGCTGCTCGTCTGCGCCTTGGTCCAAGGCTTCTGCCATGGCGCGCAAGCGCTCTACCGTGGTCTGGCTCTTGTCATCCTCGAAGGCGTCACGGCGCTGGTTGGCCAGATCCTGCGCCTGCGCTGTATCCCCGGCCACCAGCTTCTGGAACGCCTCGGCCGCTTCACGGGTACGGAACTGAAAGCCCGGTACCGCGCCATTGCCGCGATAGCTGCTGTAGCTGCCACCCAGGCGCTTGGCGCTGCTGTTGAGGGTGTCGTAAGCATCGCGCTCCACGCGCTCGGCCAGCTGCACCACAAATAGGTCATGCCCATGTTTGGTGTGTTTGGTGGCGATGATTTCGCCGGCCGTGGTGTTACCGGCGCTTTGCACCGTGACCCGGGCCCGGCGCTTTTCCGCCTCGCGTTGATCCTTTGTCTGCTCGGCCTCTAGGGCATCAAACTTCTGGCGCTGCTCGGGTGTCAGGCGCAGATAGGCCGCTTGGCTGGTTTCCCCCTGATCGGCCCAATGGCTCATAAAGCCGCGGAAGTCCTGCAAGGTTTTGGGATTGGCCAGCGCCTCTGCCTCTGCAGTCCGCTGCGCTTTGAATTCCTCGCGCAGCGCCTTGATTTCAGCAGCCCGGGCAGCCAGGTCTTCGGCCGTGGTGTTGCCCACCAGCTCGCGCAGTGCCTGGGCCTTGTCGGCCTTGTTCTTGGCAATATTGGCTGCAGACAGGAATTGAATGCCTGGCCCATAGCTGCGCCCCAGCGCGTAGGTATCCAGCATCTTTTGATAGGCAGCCAGGACGATGGCGTCCTTCTTCTCGCTCCCCATCCGATAGGCAAACGCCGGGCCTCCGGCGCGCAGCAGCTTGTCCTTTGTCAATTGCTGCAGCTCAGAAAGCACCGCATCCTGGTTGGATTCCAGCTCGGCAAAGGCGCTCTTGTAGTCATCCAGCGCCAGCTGGCCAGAGCTGATGCCGTCCTCGATGGTGTTATGTCGGCCAAGGAATGACACGGCCTCGGCCTCGGCTTTTGGTGCGGCCTGACTTTCCTTGGCGGGTGCACGCTGCACGGGGCCAGCCTTCAACGCACGCGCATCCGGGGGCGTGGAATGGGTTCGCGCCCCCTCGTTTGGCTCATTCACCCAGGCGTCGCCCTCCTTGCGCACTGCCTGTACCTTCACGCTCCACTGCCCATCGGCATCTGGCGCGGTGTAGGCAATCACACGGTCATGCCCGCCGTAGCTCTTGACGATGTTGCCAGGGATGAAATAGTCGGCTCGAGCCTTCTCCGCGTCACCATCCTGTGCCGCGCGGGGCTTGCGTGCCGGCGTTGACTTTGCAGCCGGAGCCAGCTCGTCGGCCGTTGTTGAGTAACCTGTGCCAAGCGCGTTATCACCACGAACAACCACCCGGCCTGTGTCGGAGACGCTTTCCACGGTTCCGCGGTGGCCCTTGTACAGGCCGCTCGTGATTTCAACTACCGCGCCCACCGATGGAGTGAATGCCGCGCCGCTACGCTCAGTACCTGCAGCCTTTGAATCGACAGCGCCCCCACTGGTGCTGCTGCTAGGAAATTCGTGGGCCGCCTCCAGCAGCTGATCGATGGGTGCATCCAGGCGGATCGTCTTCACGTCCTTGCCCTGCTCGCGCGCTGCCATCCATTGGTGGTGGCCGTCCAGCACATGGCCGTCTTGGGAAACCAGAATGGAGCGGTCGCCACCCTCGTAGCCCAGAGCCTTCTTCACCTTCTCGCGCGAAAACTCGGCCTGCGTGGGCTTCAGGCTCGAGGCGGGCACGGTTTCCTCCTGGTGCGCGATACCCCGGGCGTTCATGAAATTGACCATGGCACCGCGGTGCTCGGCCTTGATCTGCGGCATCTGGGCGCGGGGCACGGCCTTGGTGCCCGAGTCCGGAGCAAATGCGGCCCAGCCGTTGCCCAGATCCTTGCCCTCGACCTTCGGGGCCGCTGGTTGCGCATTCTTGGTGCTGGATGTGAGCAGAACTGTCCCGCCCTTGCCCGGCTTCATCACATATCCCGGATCGTTGCGGCGGGAGGTCTGAGCTCGGAGTACGGATTCCGGGATTTCATCACCAGCCGCAATGGTCACTTCGGCTCGTGGATGCTTGGGATCCAGCAATTCCGCAACCTGGGCTTCGTAGTCGACAGGTGACTGCACAGCAGATGATTTTGCTACTTCTTTTATAGCTTCATTGCTTTTCTGCATTGCGATGAAAGCTTCTGAATTCATAGCGCTCAGCACCTTTTCGCGGTTGCCGGCGCTCATTTTTTCCCAGGCCTTGCCCTCCAGGTTCTGACGAATGACCTTCGCCATCTTGGGCACGGCCGCAAGCACGGCGCGCTGCACATCGGGCTGCATGGCATCCCATCGGGCGCCAGCGTCCTGGTCAGCCTGGGCCACTTGCTGGCGCTGGGCGTTGCCCTCCCGGGCGATTTCCTCTGCCTTGCCGGTTGCCGCTTGCGCAGCGGGTGCCGGAACCTTGGGCTCAGTGGGGGCGGCGGGTGCGGGGCTGTCCGTGGGCTGCACCTGGCGCACGACATAGCCGCCCTCCACCTTCACCGGCTCCCATCCAGCGCCAGCCGCCTGGGCCGCTTTCACAGCTGGCAGCGTCACGGTGAACGGCTTGCCCTGTTTGTTCAGGATGTCCGGGGCGGCCTGGGCCACGCGCGCGGCGCGGTCTTGCTGCGCGGCCAGCTGAGCCTGTGCATTGCCTTCGCCTTCAACCTGGTCGACCTGCGCCCGGGCTGCTGCTGCTTCTTGCTGTGCCTGCTGAATGTTCTTCAGCCGGCGCTGCTCGTTCGCCTCCTGAATGTCTACCGGGCCGCCCTTGGCCGCGTGCTCTGGCAGTTCAGTGGGGTTGGGACGGTATTGACGGCCAGACCAGTCGGCGGCGCGGGCCTCCGCTTCTGCGGCCTGGTCCTGCAGGTCCGCCATGCGCTGGGCTGGCGAGAGCAGATCCAGCTCCTGCTGCAAGGCTGTACGCTGGGCCAGTGCCTCGTTGGTCCAGCCCTGATTGCGCCCCATCAGGCTCAGAAAGTTCAAATGCTCCTGGATCTGGCCGGCGCGCTCCTCGGGTGAAATCTCCCCTGTTTCCGCATCAATCCCTTGTGCAGAAACCTCGGGGCGCTCATTATTTTGAGTGCCGAGAGCTAGCATCGCTGGCGCTGCCTGCTGGGTCGCGGCAGCACCGAGATTGGCTGCACGAGACAAAGCCCCTCTAGGCTTCAGTACAGGCAGCGGAGTATCCCTGTCTGCCAATGTCAGTCCGCCGGTATCCCATTGGCGTTCCGGCTTTGCAACCGACAGGGGCGGCAGACCCGTATCAACCTCGATGCGCCCGGTATCCAGCTGGGGCGGCATGGCCAGCCCAGTTTTTTGCTGCACGGCATCGTGATCAAGCACGGGCGGCGCGATGCCATCCATCCCATTACCTCGGCGCGCCAGATGCATACCACTGGTTTCAAATGGGCGATCCATCAGCATGCGCGGGTCATACGACCAATCTGGTGCAGCACCCAATTCCGTCTTGAAATCCGGAATGTCTTGCGCGCTGAAGTCCAAAGGCTGCCCACGCTCAGGCGCAGGAAGAAGGGCGTCAGGTGGAAACGCACTCACCAGTGCCTGCGCCTGGCCCTCGACATAGCGCTGCACATGGGCTGGCATAGCGCCTCGCTGCAGAGCTCCCAATAACTCCAGGGCATCCTTCCTGTCATCCCCCTGGGCAACCTTGGCCACCGCGGACAGATCCTGCAGCAGCTTCAACTGTGCTTGTCGACTTGAGGAGGCAACAGGTTCCACATTAGCTGCAACGCCTGGCGTGGTGGCCCAATCTGCGCTGCCTCCAATAGGCTGCAACACCTGGGAATCAGTCACAGAACTAACAGCACCTTGCGCTTGTTGTGTATCCGCTTGCGACTGCGCCCCCTTGTTTCCCACAGCAATGGCCTCATCCAACGGGTTGCCAGGCGCTTGCCCAGCTCCGTGCCCACCAGTAAGCAACGAAGTGCCCGCGCCCGTCATGCCGCCCAGCGCAGCGCCCATGCCGGCGGCAGCTGCCACCCCCTTGGATGGGTCAATGCTCGGATCAAAGGGAATAGCCGCGCGCTGGCCCTCGTATTGGGTAACACCTTCCTCCACGGCTTCTTGGGCGGCCTCGCTCAGACCGGTCTTCGCTGCACGCGCAGCAGCGCCACCGCCGAATCCCTTGGCGCCCGCCAGCAGCTTTTCCGCACCGAAAGCGCCGCCAGCACCACCCACCAGAGCCGGAATCACGCTGGCTTGGCGTGCTGCTGCCGTGGCCTCTTCCTCCGTTGCCCCGGCCTTGATAGCTAGGTCATAAGCGGTACCGGCGGCATCACCGCCAGCCATGGCGGCGCCTGCAGCAACACCACCAGCCCGTCCAGCGCGTTCGATGCCCTTGGAGGCCATGCCTGCAGCACGGGCAGCCATGCCGGCCCCCTTGACCGCTGCACCTGGACCCACAAAGGAACCAGCAGCCTGCGCGGCAGCCAGCAGAGGGTTCTCGGCAATGTAGCTACCGACAGCCCCCAGCTCACCCATCACCCCATCGGCGTTTTCCACCCCTTCGCGGAATTTCTTCTTCGAGGCCTTGACCACATCGCTTTGGGACTCTTCGCCGGCCTGGATGATGTTCTTGTCAATCCAGCCCGATACCGCATTGCCGGGCTTGATGAAGTTGGCCGCAGACGACAAGCCACCGGCGGCCGCATTGGCTGCCTCGATTACGGTGTCATTAGCCACGGCCATCAGGCCGCGACTCTTGGGCGGTTCATCGGCCGCGGGCGCAGCACCAGGCGTGAACGGACTCACATAGCCTGCACCGATGCCGGCGGCGTCCAGATCGTCGAAGGAGCTGAGCGCGCGAGGCGTAGGGGTCTTTTTCTTGGACATCTTGTGATTCCTTACTTACGGCGGGTGCCATACGCGGCAGCGACAAATGGGGATGCAGCACCCTGAAAGGCCGCGTCTGCAGCATCCAGTTCGTCCTCGGCGGCTTTGATCTGGCGGGCGAATGCATCACGGGCTGCGTTGCCATCCTTGAGCCCAGGCGGCCGACTTGCGCGCAGCTGGGCGAGATCCGCGCGGGCTTTGTCCAAGCGCACGCCAGCAGCTTCTGCAGCCGGCGGCAATCCGGAACCGACTTGCTCGGCAAAGACAGGGGTAGATGGCTTTTTCTGAGACTGCTTGGTGTTGGATGGGGCGGCCTGCTTGGGTGCGGGCGTGGGCGCAAAACGCGAGTCGATGCGCCCCATTTCCTCCTCCGTGAAGCCGCTCTGCAGGGCTCGCTCCCTCACTGCCTGCAGATCCTCCGGGCTCTTGGCCTTTCGGGCTGCATCGCCAAACACCCTCGCCCGCTCGCGGGACACGTTGTCGCCAGCTGCCGCATCGCGCAGGCCTGCATAGATCTTCTGAGCATTGGCCCCCGAAAAAGCACGCCCCTCTGCTTCCGCCTTGGCCGCTTCGATGTCCATGGCCTGCTTGCGTGCTTGCTTAGGGTCAAAATCGGACAAAGTGTCAAATGGCGCTGCCTCGGCGCCCCCTGCTTTGCCCGAAGCTCTTCCAGCGGCAATGGCCAGTTGCTGCCCGCGGTGGCTGATGTCCGCGTTCAGCCTGCGCTCACTCAGTGCGTAATTGCGGTCGTCGTTCGCCTGCGCGCGCTGAGCCTGGGCATTGCGGTGCAGCATGTCCAGGTAATGCGATGTGTCGAGACTCTTCCAATGGGGCGACACCAGGGCAGTCAGTGCCTCCTGAGTGTTATCCACCGGCTGACCCAGCAGCGATTTAGCGCCATCGGCACCCAGCGTGTAGAACTGCACCTTGCCGTCCTTGCTGGTATCGAATCCCACCTTCGCACCGCCGAACAAGCCGGACTCGCTGGCAAATGAGCTCAGGCCTTGAGCTCCACCACCCAGCGCGGCACGCAGCCTGCTGTCGGCGTCCTTAGCGACTGCGGCCCTCTGTGCCTCATTGAACTGCAGGTCAGCAAACTGGCCTTGCTTGACGTTGCGCTCCATTTCAAGAGCCTTGTCGGCCAGACCGGCGCCACGGTATGCCGCCACCACGCGCTGATTCATCGCCTCGGGCTTGGCGTAATCGGTCACGGCTTGCTGCGCTTCCGCAGCGGTGGAGAAAGGTTTGTTGACCCCTGGCGCAACCATGCGGAAGGTTGGCGCCGCTGGCTGACCGGTGCTGCCCTGGCTCAATGCCGCCGGTACCGGGGGGCCTGCGCTCTGATCGCCCAATGGACCGTCCACGACTTCAGCAGGGGCCTGGGCCTGCTTGAGAGACTGATTCAGCGCATCGGCATCCGCTTGCTGCTTCTGCCAAACCTCGCGCTGTTGCCTCTTGAACTGCTGGTCTTCATCGTCCCGCTTGCGCTGGTCCTCTACATCACGCTGTTTCAGAAAGCCGGTACCGGCCCCCGCCAGGAATGCAATGATTGGGCTTGCCATGTGTTCCCCTGCCATACCGCAGGCGCACACAAACGGCCTCGGCGCGGCCAATGAAACGACAAGGCCGCGCCAGATTCAAGAGGGGTCGGAATTCAGGTATTCCACGGGTCACAGACGCCAGCGGGCCATTTCTTCCGCCCTTCGACGAGTTTCCCGATGCGCCTCGCCATATCCAGACGCGTTCTTCTGGAGCTCGTCAATGTTGAAACTCGCCTTCTCAATAGCTGCCAAGTAATACTGCTCCACCCAGCCATGGTCGAAGATCGTGCGCCCTTGAGAAGTACCGCTCCCAAAGATGTCCTGCGGGCTTTTCGGATCAACAACGATGCACGCAACCTGCACGCCCTGCTCGCGCAGAAGCCGCTCCACCCGTCGAGCCTCCTTGTTGCAGGCGAAACAGATGCGGTCCCCATCCTTGACGCTCTCCACCAAAGAGGTAGTGCGGCCAGTGCTGCGTGCCGACTGCATGTAAATCCTGATTGAGCCCAAGACTGCTGCGCCGATTCCAAAATGATCCATGTCGTTTATCTTTCTGTTGCAACGGAGTTCAACGTGTGCGGGCACGAGTTCCTGGCAAGCTGAACGGCAGCGCTCTGCCATGCTTGGCGCCGGCCTTGCGGCGGGAGTCCGGCTCCGGACTCTCCGGAGCATGGCGCGAGCGATACAGCACATCAAATGCATTGCCCTGGCTGCGAGGGGTGCCGTCTGGCCATCGGGTATCGGATTGGGGTTGGTTCATCAAAGGGCCTTTTGGCAATGGGTCAGGAGAAAGCGCAGCGTTAGTGTGTCCTCACGCGGCGCCAATTGATCGTTCTCGTTCACTTCGCGGACAACCGCCTCGGGGTTGGCACCCTGCTCGATGCGGCGGACCTCCACAACCTTTCCGGACGGGAGAATGAAGCGCTTATAAATATGGGGAGAGCTGGCCATCAGTTTGTATTTCTTGGGGATCCCTGCCAGAGCGGCAGCTTCTTGGGCCAGAGCCCAGCCTTCAGGATTTGTTCGCGGGTAAAGCGGCCGGCTTCAATGCCGTACTCGCGATGGGCCTCTCGCCCTCCGCTCTCGAGCAGCCGGTAGTTGTCATAGGCCACATGGCAGCCCTCGATGCCAGGACGGCTGCAGCAGAGGGGGAATCCCGTGCGGTCGTCTGTCTTGAGGCCCAGGCCCTTGCCGTAGTTGAGGTGGGCATGCTGGCTATAGCCGCTGATGCCGCACCAAAAGCAAGGCAGCTCTGCCACTAGGCGGCGGTAAGGCTCGCTTTCGATGGCGTGCTCTTTCAGCACAGCTATGCCAGTAGTGCCAGCCCCGGGGGCCATGGTGACGTTCCCGGGCACCATGCTGGCCGTTGCAAGGGCGCTCTCGATCTGACGGGCGGCGCGCTCGGCAAGGCGCTGCTCACGGCTTTCAGCCTGGCCCGGCTCGCAGTGGTGGCCTTCGTCCTGCTCATCACGGAGCCCAGCGCCAGCCCGGCCGCTGCGAGATTGGAAGCCCTTGCCGGGCTTGAGGGGGCTGCGGCGCATCAGCATGGCAGCACCTCCAGGGTGCGGACATCCAGAAATGCAGCCAGCCGTCGTCCATCCGGAGCGGCAATGCAAACGCCGAAGGTCTTTTCCCAGTCGAAGCGCTCATAGCGCACTTGATACACACCGTAGCGACCTACAAAGCGGTCCTGCAATATGCAGCGGGCCCTTTCCAGCGAGCAACACCGGAGGGCGACCTGAATCCCTGACACTGCGGCATTCAAGAACGAATACAGCTCCACCAGCACGCTGTTTTGCTTTCGCGCTGCAGCGGCGGCTCGGCGGTTGAAGTGCGTGCGGACCACGGTCCGCTTCTTGCGGACGATCAGTACCATGCGCGCCCCCAGTCCTCTACAGGGACCAGAAAACCGTAGTCGTTAAACACGTAGACAGTGCGAGCGCCCACCTGCACCCGGTTGCAGCAGCGGTTCTCCATCCAGCGCTCAATGAGGTAGCGCCCGTCCGGTAGGCGCTCATATTCCGGCCACACCAGTCGCGTGACGCGCGATGTGCTGGGGGGCTTGCGTTCGCCGGCCAGCGGCACGACCTTGCCAAAGAAGGCGGGATTCAAAGGCTGGATCATTTGACAAGCCTCACTTCCAGGCCCAGCAGAGCCTTCATCAGGTGGCGCTTGAGCTTGAATTCGGCGGTCAGCACGCCCTTCACGTCCTCGATCACCTCCACGCCCTTTTCCACATAGACAAAATCGGCCACGTAGCGGATGGCGGGCTTGACGCGGCTCGCATCAGCAAACTTCACGGCGGGCACCAGCTCATAGGCCACCTGGCGGCGCAGTTCGGTGATTTCCCCTGCGCGCAGCTGCATGCACAGATGCCCCCAGCGGCGCGCCTCGGCTCGGCTGTCGAACTTCACACCATCGGGGGTGACGGTCTTCTTGTTGCCGTACTTGGCTCCACCGGCTCCAGATCGCTTGCCAGCGGCTTGAACCGCAGGCGCTTGAGCTCGGCTCGCACCGCTTCCCGCATTCCCAGCCACAGCCCGTGACCATGTGTCACGGATTCCTCTTCCAACTCCAAAGCCCTGTGCCTTGAGTAGTGCCACCATCCCGGCGTCATTGCCAGCTGCACCAGATGGTCCCTGGCTGCTAGGTAGTGCGTTGGTAAATCGCTTTGCATTCATCACCTGCCCTCCTGCTGCCTGTTCAGGCCCAGGGCCTCCATTGCGGCCATGCGGCTGTGCCGCGTCACCGTCTGATCGCCATGGTTGATGCGCGCGACGATCTTCCGAGCCCAGTCCTTGCTGTCGCCCTTGAGCTCGACCGGAACATCCAGCAGGCGCTCCACCTTGGGCGGTGGCAACATGGGCAGTCCGTGCTCCTCAAAGTAGTTCTTACGCGGTGTCAGGGCTTCGCAGACCTTTGCGAACTGCGGAAGGCTTGGCGGGAACTCCGGGCACTCACGCTGAATGTTTTTGGAAGCGGCCTCGATCACGTCATCCGCAAATTCCGCCAGGGCTGCATCCCAGACCAGCTGCGCGGCTCGCATGCCCTTGTCCTCGCGGCGCTCGTTGAGCTCGCCGGTGCTGAACTTGGCCAGGAAGGCAGTGCCGTAGGCGCTTTGCAGCACCACGAACAGCTTGCGGGTGCGGATGGATGCCTCTGGGCGCTGTGCTTGGCCCTGTTGCTCGCCGCCATACAGCGCACGCTGGGCCAGATCTGCAATCTCGTAGCTGCGGCTCATAGATCGATCCCGTCAAAAATGGCTTTGCCAGCGCCAGCGAACTTGTGGCTTGCAGCCGGGGCCAGGGATGGGGGCGGCGTGCTCGCACCGGTCTGCTGCTGGGTGACCCACTTCTGGGCATGGCTCAACAGCAGGCTCACCGGGTGCAGTTGATCGCAGATGAATTTCTCTTCAACGCGGCGGACGTAGTGCACGGCAATGCGGGGCGCGCGCTCGGCGCCCACCTTGTCGATGAACCGCGTGATTTGCCCAGCAACGGACTCGTTCCACAGAGGCCAGTCCTTGTAGCGGCCCTGGTAGGCAATCGCATAGGCCACCCAGGTCTTGTGGCTCTTGGTGCTCTCGCCGGGGTAGCGCAGCTCACCAGGGATGACATGGGTCACTCCGTTGGGGGCTTTCACCATCATGGGCTTGACCTCTTTGGGCTCCTTGACCTCCTTCGCCTTCTTTGGCTCTTTACCCTTCGCAGCCTTGGCGCCAGCCTGGGCTGCAATAGAGGGAGTCTCTGTAGGAGTCTTATGTGGAGTCTCTGTATTAATAACGGACTGCGTTTGGCGCAGTTCGTCGAGCGACGAATCAGCCGCCCCCGGACTGCGTTCGGCGTCATCCCCGGACTGCGGTTTAGGTTGTTCCCGAAATGCGTTTTCGTCGTTCGGGGAATGCGCTTTTGTCTGTGCCTCGGTCCAGGCATCAAAAGCAGCGTCAACGGCCTCCAAATTCAGGCGGTAATAGACACGGTGCTCAAGGCGGCGGTGTGTCTCAACTAGAAAGCCAGCCTCGCGCAGTTGCTTGCGCGCTGTGACCTGCTCACGGTAGGAAAGGCCGGTTTCCTCGGTGAACTGCTCAGAGCTCTTGTGCGTACCCAGATCGCTCTCGCCGCGCTGGCTCCAGTAGTGCAGCTGCGCAAACAGAATGGCCACGTTCACGGAGCCAAAGAAGCGCGCCAGGCGCGGGTAATAGGCCACGGGATGGCCGACATTGGTCAGGGATGCGGAAAGGCTCATGCGCTGGCGCTGCCTTCCTGCGCCAGCCGCGCCTTGTGTGTGCGGGGGGTGGTGTGTTGCTTCATCATCAGGCAACCCCCTCGCTGGTCAGGCGCTCGACAATCCATGCCTCGCCTGCGGTGGTAAACAGCGGCTGCGAATAGCCCAGCTCCGTTTGTTTCAGCTCGCCGTAGCCCTTGTCGATCACCCACTGCTTGAAAACGCGAGCGCGCTTCACGCCCATGGCATAGATGCCCAGCTCGTCCAGATACTTGTTCAGCTTGATGGCAGACATGCCCAGCTTCTGGGCGATCTGCGTGGCGGTCATCAGTGTGGTGCGTTCGACCACCTTGTCGAAGAAGTGCACCTTGGGCGCAGCTTGCGCCAGCTGAGCAACTGCGATCTGCTCGCCTTCCTTCGCGTCAGCCCAGGCGCGCGCGGCGGCCACTGGATCTGCAAAGTTTGGCAGTGCGGGGCTCTGTCGGGCCTCCAGCGCTTGCCAGCGGTCAATAACTCGGGCGCGGTGCTCGTCGCTATAGCCAGAGACAACCAGATGCGTATCACGCTCAATCAGGTCGTAGACATCAATCGGACGACCGCCGGTTACCTCGCGGCGGGTTTTACGACTTGATCGCAAAAGCCCCTTGCTGAACAAACGCAAGATGGTGGCGACCACATCGTTATGGCGTGCATCAACCAAATCTGCAATCTCGCGGCTGCTCATCGTCAGCGGCACGGCCGTCGGCGTCATATTCGTGGTCAGATTCATTGCTTGCGGTCCCCCATGAGTTCGGGGGCCCCAAATGGACCTATGAGCCGAGCGATTGCATCAATACGATTGGCTTCATGGTTCATCTTCTCCATCACCATTTGCCGATACGTCTTGCCGTGCACCAGGGCGTAGATGCAGTCGCGCAGCACGCATGCGGTATCCAGGCCGCGCGCAGCGCAGTACTGCAGCCACAGGCCATAGGTGACGTCATCAATCTTGGTTTTGACGGCGCAGATCAGCTTTCCCAGGGGGCCTGCGATGCCGCGGGCGAACATCGGGGGTTGATCATCGGCAGCCAGGTGCTCGATCGCATGGTCCAAGACCTCCTGCGCGTCCTCGGGAGGCAGACCCTTGAGCGCGTCCAGAACAGCAGCAAGCGCCGTGTTCTGGGCCTTGGACAGGTGAGTGAGTTGCGCAATGCGCTTGGTGGTGTCAGTCATTGCCGCCCACCTCCTTTTCTTGGGTGGATGGCTGCGCCAGCTCAGGCCAAATTTGCTCCCAGTCTTTGGGATACCAAACTTGGCGCGGGACGGCCCCCTGCGTTGCCTGCTCAATGGCAACCGCAGTTATCGGCTTTGGGCGGCGAATGCCATCCCGCCAATGACGAATCTGGTCGTCTTTCTTCGCGCCAACACTCTCGCGGAGCTGGGCTATGGATAGCGCACCTTCGGACTCAAGGTACGTCCTCAATTCAGGGCATGGCGTAAGTTTGCTCATGCGCCGATTCTATATCTTTTGATACTTATTGCGTACCTTTTGATATGTCGTCAGATCTGTACCATAAGATACGGCCTGTCTATCCTGTTCGGATGGACAAAGATGCTGTTGACACCTTCAGACGCGAGCGCCTAGCTGCGTTAGCTGATCACATGGGTGGGCGTGCCGCCTTGGGTCGTGCGCTGGGGTACAAAGATGGTGGTTACGTGAACCACATGATTTCTGGCATTCGGCCGATCACTGAAAAAACTATCGTTCTCTGCGAGCAACTGCCTGGCGCCACGGGCTGGTTTAGCGACACAAAATTCCAAGAGCGTGCACTATCGCGGGAAGTGGTAGCAGCTATTGCAAAACTGGAGCCCGCTGAGGTTAGACGCATAGAAAACCTGCTGCGCGGCATGCTGGAGCTGCCACAAACACGCGCGTAACGCCCGATTTTTTGACTTTCCGACAAATTGACAAACTCGCTTCGCCCATGAATACTGTACGGAACAACAGTATTTTCATGAGGTATTTGTGAGCAGCAGCCCCTCCTCAGAGGAGTCCATACAGCTTTTCCACCATGGAGGAGGGACGCTGTGCCTTGCTACCAAGCAAGAGCGGGAAGCATTCTGCCGAGGGCGGCTGGAAACGGCTGCAGACTTGGCCGAGCTCTGCGCAATGAACATCAAGGACGATAACGCGAGTCTGCACACGACTCTGCGCCTCATTGCCAGCATGCTTCATGAAGCGAATGAGGCCATGACCGCCGGAAGTTGAAGACCTAATGATGTAACCAGCCGACAGTTGTCGGCTTTTTTTTCGTCAAAAAAGTATCTTTTGATATTGCTTAAATCAATATCATTTGATACATTCAATCCCGTCGCCAAACCAGTGCGACGGGTGCAAAGTGATCGAGCCAGCGCCCAGGTTCATGCAGCAGCACGGCTGGGTAAACACAGGGCACCGCGGGCGATAGCGGGATAGAAAAGGTCGTCGTGCGCTGTAGTCAGTACTGCTCTGCCCCTGGATGGGATCGGCAACAGGAACATCAAAGGTCACGCGAAGTCCAGACCCTGGGGCTAAGTACGGGGGTGAGGCATACAGGGATGCCAAGAAAAGAAAAGCCCACCGCGACAGCGGCGCCGCCCGGGGCGTTACCCGGGATCAACCCACAGCATCGCGTGCGGAGCTGCGGATTGATCGCTACAGATATGCAGCTTTTCCAGCTAAATGATCGTTTTAGTACTCAGAACCCGACCGTATCAAGTGATATTTAAACGTTGACCAGACCCATACCTCGCCCTAAGATACTGTACAAATACACAGTGATTGGAGAAATAATGCAGTGCAAGCCTGGTGATTTGGCTATCGTCGTCAACGACTTGGAGTACCCCGTCAACAACGGCTGTCTGCTGGAAATCCTCGGCCGCGCCACACCGGGAGCTCACTCGATCCCTGCCGACTGGGTTGGGCGCCCCCTCTCAACCTTCAAGTTTGGCGACCGCACTTGCCCTCCCGACCCGCGAAACACGGTCGTCTATCGTGATATCGAACTTCGCCCGCTGCGCGACAACGAGGGCCCCGACGAAACCCTTGCGTGGGCTGAGCTGCCTAAGAAGGCGGGCAACCTGATTCCTGCCAAAAAGCAGGACGAGTTGGTGACAGCCACTCTGCAGACTTCTTTCCTGGGCGCCACAGTGCAATGCGCCGAGCAATTCGTCAGCGGAGCCTGGAGCCTGACTGTGCGCAGTGGAGACATGGGGTTTGACGTTCGAGTGGATGCCCATATCGCGCCGCCTGGTGGCTTTCACCCTGGCGACCGCATCCGCCTGGAATACAAAAAAGGCGACAACCCATTTTTCGGGCCATTCATCAAGGCGCACTTGCTGAATGAATAGCCGCCCACGTTAGCAACGGAGATTCAAAAATGTGAGCATTTAGCCTGCATGCGGCCTGCATGTGCCCTTCCCCGCAGGGCTATAGCGGGGCCATCAAGAAAGAGCGCGGCACTGAAAAACTGCAACCGGGCGTGGAGTTTGGCAATCCGAGATGCCGCCACCGACAGACCGCAAGCCGGGTGATCCGCTCTTTTTCTTGATGGTGCCGGGGGTCGGCTCCCCGGTTCTTACAAACCAGGCCTGCAAGGCCCGGCTGGAATACTGCAAGAGGGTAATTGCACCGGTCTTAGGTGCCCATCATGAACACCCCGGGAAAGTAGCGGGGGCTATCTGGCGTGACTGCTCGAGCAGGTACGACAGCACAGGAATGGGCCTGGGCTGGCGGCAATTGAGAACTCGGCGCTTTGCGCCGTGGCGACAGTGGTCACGCCAGATGGCGCAGCAACCTTTTATTAACCCAAGTGCGCATTTCTGCTGCCTGACCCTCATCGGGCCGTAGAACGCTGCGTCATCGCCTTTTCGCCGGGCCTGGGGCCTATCTCCTCCCTCCCTCTCTGAACCATTCCCTAGGCAGACCCGAAAGGTCACCGGCTCTTTATCCAAGCCCGCAGCAACCGCTCGCGGGCTTTTTCTTTGCCCACAACAGGAGACTACATGTCCACGTCTTCACCCGAGCAGGATCCCCTGCGCATCCTTGCCTACTTCTTCATCTTGGCTGATGGCCACTGCCACAGCGGCGCCCGTGCTGCGGCCGGGATGCTGCTGAGCTTCTACAACGGCCATCGCTTCCAGTTTGACCTGACAGATCTACGCGTACTGGACGAGAGGCACCTGCAGATGGCCTTGGAGCTCATGAAGTTCGACGCTCGTATAAGGCGAGAGGTGCACGACCACCTCAACCTGATGTATGGCCGCACCGACTTTGGCATGCGCTTTGAGCACATCGCCCACAAGTGGCGCATGAAAGGCAAATGCAAGCGCGACCAGCTCACGCCCGTCGAACCCATCACCTTGGCCGACCCCTTCGCCGACTGACGCCTCAAATGACAAGCACTACTTACCCAGTTGATGAAGACCTGGTTCAGCGCCTGCGCGAGAAGGGAGGCCTGTGAAATGGCCGCACATCCCCACCCTAGCCCTCGCGCTGCTGATCGCCGCCCTGCTCCTGATCGCGCCAGCACTGGAACAAAGCTACTGATCGCCCTGCAGTGGGCCCTGACCCTATTCGGCTTTTTCTGCCTGATTGGCGTGGCCGTGGTGATCGCTAAGACTCCCAACGCCTGGCCGATGTGAGCGCGATCGGCTCAATTTTGGTAGCTGCATGCGCTTTATAGATAAGCGCTAGAGGTCAATTTCATGCGTTTTCAAGATCCCTTTGAATTCTTGAGAGTCTTCGGCTCCGGAGCAACCGCCGCGCGGCTAGGTCAGGCCATCGGCGTATCTCCCAAGATCGCCGCCCGCATGGCGAAACAGAACGGCTACACGCCCCTGCTCTGCGAAAAGCCCATCCCCGGCCTGGAGCACTTGCCAGGGCTTCCCTCCTTCGCCGTCACCAGCCGCACCCGTGCAGGCGGCACCGTCCACCAGATTGACTGCACGACATCTGGCGACAGCCCCGGCTATCGCTCCCTGCTCATTCACCGCAGTGCGCTGCATTGCGGTGACGACCCTCAAGAGGATGAAAACCATGTCTAAGCAACTTGGCGCGCTCGCGCTGGCCACCTGCTCCGTGCTCTTGCTGCTGTTCTGGGTCACCGGCCCAGCTCAGGCAGATAACGAGCCCACCGAATCCCCATCCACCGCCCGCACAGTCCACATGGCTGCCCGCGATGCCTTTGCCTGCCCGGGCATGCACGCCGAGTGGCTGGATGAACACACCGTTCAATGTCTGAAAGTGACTCAATGAGCAGAAATCCCAGTGAAGCAAGCCGCGACTTCAACGTGCGCGGCTGGCAAGTCCTCTCCCATGCAGAGCGCGCCGAGCGCGAAAGCCAGCAGCACCAGCCAGACCGCGAGCGCTACACGCCGCCATCGGATTGCTATGACGGCAAGGAGCTGCAGCGCACCCCTGGCATCCCGGATTCCCGCTTCCGCGCCTTTGAGCTTCCCAGCCGGGCCCATGGCCAGCTGAACTACCCCAGAGGCACGCGAATCCCTTTCCCTGAACCCGCAGACGACACAGCCCGCTGACAAGCGGGATTCGCTTTTTGGAGCCCAGATGTTCAAGAACATGACCATGTACCGCATTGCCGCAAGCTGGCAAAGCGATCTGCAGACGCTGGAAGATGCCCTGCAAAAGACAGTGTTTGAGGAGTGCGGGGCGACCCAGGAGCGCTCCGTAGGTTGGGAGCCACCGCGCGGCGAGCAGCACGGCCCGCTGGTCGAGTCCGTGGCAGGTCAATGGGTCATGCGCTTCATGACCGAGGCCAAGGTGCTGCCGGCCAGCGTGCTCAATCGCAAGGTTAACGAAAAGGCCGAGCACATCGAAAAGACTGAGGGCCGCAAGCCCGGCAAGAAGGAGAAGAAGGAGCTAAAGGACGAGGCCAAGCTGGATCTGCTGCCCATGGCCTTCACCAAGCAGGGCAGCATGTGGGTCTGGATCGATCCACAGGCCCGCACTCTGGTGCTGGATACCAGCGCTCAAGGCCGCGCCGACGAGGTGGTGACGCTGCTGGTAGAAGGCCTGCCCGGCTTCGCCCTGGCCCTGCTGGACACCCAGACCAGCCCGCAGGCCGCCATGGCGCATTGGCTGATGACACAGGAGCCGCCCGCCGGCTTCACCGCCGACCGCGAGACAGAGCTGAAAGCCTGCGACGAATCAAAGGCGGTCGTGCGCTACGCACGCCACCCGCTGGATATTGATGAGGTCCGCCAGCACATCGAGCAAGGCAAGCTGCCGACCAAGCTGGCGATGACCTGGGACGACCGTGTGAGCTTTGTGCTGACCGAAGGCCTGCAGATCAAGAGCATTGCGCTGCTGGATGCCGTCATGGACGGCAACAGCCAGGACGACAGCGGCTTTGATACCGATGTGGCGATTGCCACCGGTGAGCTGTCGCGCCTGATTCCCGACCTGATCGAAGCCCTTGGCGGAGAAGGCCGCACAGGCCTGGGCGACCTGCCCGCCACGCTGGCTGCCAGCGCAAGCTGGTAACCATCACCTCAGCGCAGATGTGAAAGCAACGGCTAACGCAGCCACTGCGGCACTTCCGAAAGCAAGTCGGCCAGCAATAGAAGTCCAGGGAGTGACTCGGCGTGCCTTAAGCCATAAATAGCAATTTTTTTGCTTCTCACGGTCGAACTCAAACAAGCCCATATCAAGTCTCTTTTGGATGACTGACAGACCGTGCTTGACCTCCCACTCCTCAAGCAATCTGCGCGTTCGATCATCAAGTGCCATACGTGGTCCGTACTCAGGTGAACAAAGCAAAGCGCTGAATGTAACGAATTGTTTACTGACTTGGGATTGATTTTTCTAATAACCATGTGCCCACCAATGGGTGGGCTTTTTCTTTGGAGGCCTCCATGAGTCTGACTTTCGTGAATCACAACGGCGACCCCATCACCGATTCCCGCATGGCCACCATGCGAGCTCAAGGAATGGAGCTCGAACGCCAGCGCCGCCTGACTGCCAAGGCGGATCCTGTGTCCGTACACAAGGGCTGGCGCGTCTCAGGTATCGCGCCTGGTCTGCTGGATGAGGCAAAGCAGGCACACGAGCGGCTTTGCCAAATGGCGCAAAAGGCAGGAGGCAAACCGCCGGAGCCGTTTGATGAAACCGCATGGCTGCGCACAGCCAAGCGCACTGCAGTGCGTAGCAAGCCCTACATCCTTCAGGAGGCAGCTCAACAATGCAAGGAGCTGGCCGTCAAGGCGGGATGGCTGGAAGTCCAGTTGATAGAGATCAAAAAGGTAGTCGCCTGAGTTATCAAAAATCTGATCTGCACACAGTGCCACCCGCGAAGACAAGGCTACACATTTGGAACGATTTTCATTCGTGCAACTGAGGCCGCTTTTGATGACTTTTGGCTGCTTTTGTGCTCGTAACAAGAGTTCGGCTGACAGCAATCTATCAGCCTGCGGTGGTGTAATAATTTGTGACAAAAGCGAAAATACGAGCATCGAGATTCCAGATCGCCGTTTAACGCTCAGGGTTGAAATGATTGCTCTTTGATCGGGGAGGCTCTGGTCAGATGTCCGCGAATTACAACTTGTTGGTACTGACACCACCTCTGGCGCTACTGGTTCTTGCTGCCGTCCTGATGGTTGCTTGGTTTAACCAACGATCCCAGCGCTTTCTGTTTTGGCAAGCCTGCGCCTATTCGCTCACGGCACTGCCCCTCGCTGCTCAAACCTTGATTCCCCTTGAGGTGCTCACGCGCTATGCGCTATTGATTGGCAGCATCTATCTGCTGGGAGCCTGGTGTCTTGCGAAGTGCTGGGCGGACAGGTGGCGTGTATCAACGCATCCGCACATTGCACTGCAGATCTCCATCGTCACCTTAGCCGTTGTGTATCACTTCAGCTGGGTGAATCCGATTCCTTGGGTTCGCATCTGTTCCTTCAGTATAGGCTCGGGCTTGGTTCTAATGCTGCCTATCCTGCAGGTCCGCTCAAGGATGAGCTCTTTACACTGGCTCGATAAATTGCTGCTCTGGCTAAGCATCGCATTCACTACCTATACCTTCACTCGGCCCGGTTTGATCTGGCTGCTGGGCTACTCGGATCTTCGGTCATTGCCAAAGTCGCCCTACTGGCTCCTAACGCTGGTGAGCATCTTGAACTTCGCGCTGCTCTTCAGCTTGGTGATGACTGCTATTGCCGCGAAGGAAACGGTAGACAAGCTACGACGTGAGCGAGACCTTGATGCGTTGACCCAGTTGCTGAATCGCCGCTCTTTTCAAGAATATGCCCAGCAGCGCCTCGCTGACATACGGCTCTATCCGATGGCCGTGCTGGCCTGCGATATAGATCACTTCAAGCGCATTAACGACTCCTGGGGCCACAAGCGCGGCGATGAGGTTCTGCAACTGGTTTCAACGACTCTTAAAGACAGCGTGCGGGAGAACGACCTTGTCGCACGGTTCGGCGGGGAAGAGTTTGTGCTTTTGCTGACGGAGATTTCACTGAAAGATGCCGAGGCCATTGCCCTTCGCATCCAGCGCGACCTCCGCTTGAACAATGAAGTTCTCCCATCAGGCTACACGTTGACCCTGAGCTTCGGGATTTCAGCGCTCGACAGCAACACGCCATTAGATCAAGCCCTGCGAGAGGCCGATCGGCTTCTTTACGAAGCCAAAAATGCTGGGCGAGATCGGGTGCACGTATCCGGGGGCAACTATCCGGATATATCCATCGAACTCGATCCCGTTGCAAACCCAAGCTACCACATGCCCTACAGCAAAAGCACATAGCGCCCTCGCAACGAGCGTTTCACTCGTAATCACCACAGCCCACCACCCGCTTTTTTCATTCCATAGAAAGCGTTCCAGGAATGAAGAAGCGTAATCTATAGGCCGAGTCACCGAGGAGCAGACATGGCGAGCAATGCTTCACAACCCGTACAGGCATATCGCTACGAACTGTTGCCAGAAAATCTTCACGCTGATTGGAAGATCATCGTTGACAGGGTTCGCGCAGCCTATGACAAGAAGCCGGAATCGGCGATACAGCTGGAGAACGCTCGTCAGCACGGGTTCGGCTTTGTACGCGCACTCGCGGCAGCTGGACTTGTCACCGTTGTGGCCAAGACAGACCTGATGGAGCTATTGCTATACCCCAGATCGTCTTGCTGACTACAAGGATCCCCAGTCTATAGACGGCTCGCTGCTTGCCATCGCTTCAGCCGACGTTGGTCAGGACGACCAGTCACTACCTATCCACCCATCACCTGCCCGCCATTGAGCGGGCTTTTTGCTTTCTGGAGACACGAATGCCCCGAGAAATTGCATGCACCGAGGATCGCTTCCTCAAGGATGCGCAAGCGCACCAGATGGAAGTCATGCGCGACGACGGTGTGAACCGTCATTTGCGGTTCAAAGATCCCTCCAGCCGCGCCTACTGGTTCGACATCATCACTTGGCCTGGCACGCTGTGCATTGATGGCGACATGGGAACTTTCGTATTCCGACGCTTGCAGGACATGTTCACGTTCTTTCGCACAGATCAAGAGCACTACAACAAAACAGGCCGCGCTGATCAACTGGCAATCAACCCTGGCTATTGGGACGAGAAGCTGCTCGCACCGGCACCAAGGGATGTCATGGAGTTCAGTGCCGATAGCTTTCGGGAGCATGTCAAAGAGGCATTTGATAGCTGGGTTGAGTGCAGTGAACCCGATGCTGAATACAGCACCCAGGCGGAGCACGACCAATTCAGCGACGACAAGGCAGCGCTTTGGAGCGCTCTGAACGATGAAGTTCTATCGACTGCCGATGATGGCGAAGTACGAGCCTACGACGCTGCCCGCGACTTTCGATGTGATGACGTGCCTGGCTTTCAGATGGATGACTGCTGGGAGTGGAACTGCAAGGAATTCAAATTCCATTTCCTATGGAACTGCTATGCCATCGCGTGGGGAATCAAGGCCTACGACAACGTGAAGCAACAGGCATCAGTCACCTAACCAACACCCCAGCCCGCTGCCGCGGGCTTTTCTCATTCTGGGAGCCACCTATATGCAAGACAACATTTCCTGCGCGCTGATCACTGCTTTCGAGCGTCAGTACGACACGAGTTGGGATGACCCGAAGCTGCGCAATGAGCGCCTGGCCATGCGCTATGGCTGGACTGCAGCCATGGAAGCAAAGCAGTGCCTGCACCAGATTCAGGAGCCAGCCGCAGCAGAACAAGCCGCATGGCATGCAGGCCTGGACGAAGGCCGGGCACAGGAAGCGCCCGCAGCCGTGGCAGTGCCTACCCAGGCGCTAACTGGCGAAGCGCGTGCAGAAAAGATCAGGGGACTTGCTCCAATTCGCGCCAAGCTGTCCGCAGCAGCAGACGTGGCAGTGCCTGATGGGTGGCACGCGCCTGGATTGGGAGAAGTGCATAACGAAGATCACACGCAGATGATCTATTGCGCAGACGGCGATGGCGTTGCCTCTGATGACCTCGCCAGAAAAGTCCGCGCCGCGCTTGCCGCCACCCCGGCACCAGATGCGCAAGTGCCCCAAGGGTCCTACGTTTCAACTTCAGGGGAGCTGAAACCGGACGTTTCTGTCTATTCCACCCCAGCAGCCGCGCCAGTGGTGCTGCCTGAGCCTGATGCAGTCATCAGCGAACTGATGGGGCTAGTGGATGAATGGGGCATGGAATCCCATTTGCGCGGAGCGGCAGAGCTAGACGCTCAACACTCTGAAGCAACTCAAGAGGAAATTGATTGCGCAAAAGACAGGACCTCGAAAGAGCGCGCCGCATGGAAAGCCATCGAATCCAAGCTGCGCGCCCTGCTGGCTACTGCTACCGGACTTCCCGCGCAGGCGGTGGCATACATCGACAGCGAGGTGCTTACATCTTTCTTGTCGAGCAGCAACTACCGCCCAGCGGATGGCTGGGATTGCCATATCCGGCATCAAGAAAACAAGCGCGATACAGACGTACCCCTCTACTCGAGGCCCCAGGCGCAGGCAGACGCGCGGGATGCGGCACTAGCAGCGAGTGAGCAGGATGCGCTGCGATTGGTGCGCCAAGCCGTGCGCGATTTTCACTATGCACTGGACAACAGGAAGCATGGCGGCGTGGCGGCAGGTGCAGCAATGAATGCAATCGAAATGGCCCTGAATATGTACTGGCAACAGGGCCAGGAGGCTGACAGGCGCGCCTCCCTGGCAGCGCAAGGGGGCGAGTGATGTTCTTCGACTTGCCCTCAGACAAAACGTGCATCCATCCGGAGCACGAACCGCCGACTGGCCTCTACATCCCGCCGGGAAAGGGATACCGCCATGTCTGCCCCGGCTGCAAGACGGTCAAAGACGTTATCCCGCTGCAGTATTCGCTCACCCAGCGCGCCCAGGCGCCGCGGGCATGGAAGGTCACGGAAGAAATGCACAGGGCTGCAGTGAAGGTTCTGCACCGCGCAAATGGCCTTGACGGACTCCCGCAGCGAATGCTGGACGCCATGATCGCCGCGGCGCCACTGGCACCCACTCACCTGACAGATGGCGAAATCATTGCAGCACAAGAAGCGTTGATCGCGGCCAAGGATGAGCTGTATCGCTCACGCATCGGTCTGCAGTGCGCGCACTGCAAGAAAGGGACGTACCGCGCTGACGGCAATGGGTACCACGACTTTCACCGGTGTGACAGCTGCCGGTACGTACCCATGTGGGGCAGCGATGGCAAGGAATTCGGAATGCAGGAGAAACGAAATGGCCCGTCCATCTAAACGAGAGATCCGCCGCGCTCGCCAAGAGAAGCAGCAAAACCGCAACCCCGAGCCCCGCCACTGAGCGGGGTTCCTTTTTTGGAGCAACGCATGAACCCAGCGGTTCTTGATGCCTGCTGCGGCAGTCGAATGATGTGGTTCGACAAAGCAGACCCGCGCGCCGTGTTCGTAGACCAGCGCAGCGAAACCATCACAGTCACCGACAACTCACGCGGCAATGCGTCTGGCCAGCGCGTGCTGCGCATTGAGCCCGACTGTCTGATGGACCTTCGCGCTCTGACCTTCCCGGATGGGGCCTTCAAGCTGGTGGCGTTTGATCCGCCTCACCTTGTCCATGCAGGGCCGAAATCATGGCTTGGAGCCAAGTACGGAAAGCTGGGACCAGACTGGCGCGAAGACTTGCGCCAAGGCTTTTTCGAGTGCTTCCGCGTGCTGGAGCCAGGTGGAACTTTAGTGTTCAAGTGGAACGAAACGCAGGTGAAAGTGAAGGAAGTCCTAGCCCTGACATCTGAAAAGCCTTTGTTCGGCCAAGTCAGTGGCCGCTCTGGAATGACTCACTGGCTCGTTTTCATGAAGCCATGACCCAGGCAACCAGCGCCAGCACCGTGGGCCTGCCAGAAGACAAGGCCTACATAGCCCACCACTTCAACTGCCCTACCTGCATAGCTGCCGGCGCTACGCCGGGGAAGCAGGCGCGCTGCGCTGAAGGCCTGCGTCTTTGGAACCTATATCTACGGGCCGCTACGGCCAAGTCACGAATGAATTTGCAGAAGGGAGAGCACTGATGTCCGACATCCTCACTGCAGACGAGGTAGCCGCGCTTCTCGACTGCGAGCCATCAACTATCCAAGCACAAGCCCGTGCGCACGAACTGCCAGGCATCAAGATTGGCAGATCCTGGCGCTTTCCACGAGTGGCATTGCTTGAGGCACTGAACCGCAAGGCGTTGGAAAACCAAATCCAGCAAGCTGCAGCGCCCAAGGCAGTCACTCGCAAGCCTGCCGGCCGTCGCGCACCGCCTACCCTGCCAAATCTAACCTAGGCGCGAAGACAGGTCAGACCCTCGCAAACTGGCGTAGCGCAACGCCATGCGGGTGTCTGACCAGCCCATGATGCGGCATACCTCAATTTCAGAAAAAACCCAGCCAGTGGGATTGCGCAATTCAAACCACCGGCAAGTAGCTTCATGACGCAAGTCATGCTCTGTGAAGTCTTTCACTCCTGCATAGCCGAACAGCGATGCAAACCGCGATGACAGCCGGTTTGATGTTCTGGCACGCTCACTCTCAGTTCCATCCCAGAACGGGAATACCAAGCCCACGCGATCCTTGCACCATTCGCGCAACGGTTCGCGCAGCACTGGCTTGATGGGCACCACACGCGACTTGATCGCGCCCCGGTGCCCCTTGGAACCATCCACATTGATGATGTTTCGCTCCAGGTCAATGGAGTCCACCCGCAGCCGGTACGCTTCAAACAAGCGCATGCCGGTATCGACAATCAGCGAATACAGCAGCGTGAAAGCAGGGTCATTCGCCAACGCACGCTCTCGGTCCTCCCGCTTCACCCCACTCAGGGCCGAAAGAATGCGCTCATGGTCACCCGGCCCAAGACGCCTATCGCGCGACTTGTCGCGCTTGACGGTCGCGCCGGCGTCCACATCGGCTTGAGAGTACAGGCTGTATCCACGCGGAAGAAGGCGCAGCGGGTTTGCCTTGGGCTGGACATCCACCGGCGTCGTCTTCCTGATATGCCAGTCAAGCACGCGGCCAAGCGAGCCAATGCGCTTGCGGATGCTTCCTGGCGCAAGGTTCTTTTCGCGCTTGAGGCGGTTCACATAGTCGCTGCACCAGGCGAATGTGACTCCTGACACTCGCACGCCCGCAACCTCGCTTACCAGCACCCCCAGCAATTCACTGTCGGACGAAGTAACCGGGGCTTGCTTGCAGTATTCAAGGATCACCCGCGATAGCACCAAGTCGTCTTCACGCTTTTCCGGCACAGCCAGCAGCTCGGAAGGAACAATGCCGCGCGACAGCACTGCCTCAAGCTGGTCCCCGTATGCGCGTGCCTCTTGCTCGGTGTCGAACGTGAAGAAAAAGGGCTTTGAAAGCAGCTTGTGCTTTACCCGAAGTTGGAACTTGTTGCCGCGTGGTTGGATGCTTGCCATGGCATTCATGATACTCATGTCATCGCCCAGCACGATCCGATTGCTGGGTAGCACGCTACTTAAACCGGGTAGCAGCGAGCTGAAATTCACTGCAAACGAGGCAAGAAAACAAAAAAGGCCTCCCGCTTTGGGAGGCCTAACTTGTTGATTTCCTTGGAGAAATCTGGAGGCGCGAACCAGAGTCGAACTGGTCTAACCGGATTTGCAATCCGGGGCATAACCGCTTTGCTATCGCGCCGCTATCACAAAAACCTGGAGCGGGAAAACGGGTTCGAACCGTCGACCTATACCTTGGCAAGGTATCGCTCTACCAACTGAGCTATTCCCGCATTCAGAAAGCTCTCGCTTTCCGATGCGAACCTGTATTGCTACAGGTCCTGAAAACCTGGAGCGGGAAAACGGGTTCGAACCGTCGACCTATACCTTGGCAAGGTATCGCTCTACCAACTGAGCTATTCCCGCATTCAGAAAGCTCTCGCTTTCCGATGCGAACCTGTATTGCTACAGGTCCTGAAAACCTGGAGCGGGAAAACGGGTTCGAACCGTCGACCTATACCTTGGCAAGGTATCGCTCTACCAACTGAGCTATTCCCGCATATCTACCGAAGCCCAACATTGTACAACGTTGTTTGCTGCGATGGATGAATTGTAGCGCAGTTCTGAGCCCTCCCAGAAAAAACGCCACAATTTTCACAAAACAAGCTTAATGCTTGATGGCTGCCTCGGCCGGCTTGGCATCGGTGGCCGCTACAGCGGCTACCGCTTCCTCGGACAAAGGATCGGGCACACGCTCCAGGGCCACCTTGAGAACCTGATCGATCCACTTCACAGGAACGATCTCCAGACCGCTCTTCACGTTATCGGGAATGTCCTGCAAATCCTTGACGTTCTCTTCGGGAATCAGCACGGTCTTGATGCCACCACGCAGAGCCGCCAGCAGCTTTTCCTTGAGGCCACCAATCGCCGTGACTTCGCCACGCAAGGTGATTTCACCGGTCATGGCCACGTCGGCACGCACGGGAATGCCCGTGAGCGCCGAGACAAACGCCGTCGTCATGGCGGCACCAGCACTGGGACCGTCCTTGGGCGTGGCGCCGTCGGGCACGTGCACATGGATGTCCTTTTTCTCAAAGGCTTCATCCTTGATTCCGAGCAGACGAGCGCGGCTGCGCACCACGGTACGGGCAGCTTCCACCGACTCCTTCATCACGTCGCCCAGTGAGCCGGTACGGGTGATGACACCCTTGCCAGGCATGGTTGCGGCTTCGATGGTCAGCAGATCGCCACCGACTTCGGTCCAGGCCAGGCCCACAACCTGCCCCACCTGATTGGCATGCTCTGCGCGGCCGTAGCTGAACTTGCGCACGCCCAGATAGTCGTTGAGGTTATCGGCATTCACCTCCACCTTGGGCTGGAGCTTGCCGAGCTGCAAGCCCTTGACCACCTTGCGGCAGATCTTGGACAGCTCGCGCTCCAGCGAGCGCACACCTGCTTCGCGGGTGTAGTAGCGCACGATGTCGCGGATAGCGGCTTCGGTCACCTCCAGCTCGCCCTCCTTGACACCATTGTTGGTGAGTTGCTTGGGCAGCAGGTAGCGGATGGCAATATTGGTCTTTTCGTCTTCGGTGTAGCCCGACAGACGAATCACCTCCATGCGATCCAGCAAGGCCGAGGGAATGTTCATGGAGTTGGAGGTCGCCACAAACATCACGTCGGACAGGTCGAAGTCGACCTCCACATAGTGGTCGCCGAACTTGTTGTTCTGCTCAGGGTCCAGCACCTCCAGCAGTGCGCTCGATGGATCGCCACGGAAATCCATGCCCAGCTTGTCGATCTCGTCCAGCAGGAACAGAGGGTTGCGCGTGCCGACCTTCTCCAGGCTCTGGAGCACCTTACCGGGCATGGCACCGATATAGGTACGGCGGTGACCGCGGATTTCCGCCTCGTCACGCATGCCGCCCAGCGCCATGCGCACGTACTTGCGGCCCGTGGCCTTGGCAATGGACTGCCCCAGCGAGGTCTTGCCCACGCCGGGAGGTCCGACCAGGCACAGAATGGGGGCCTTGACCTTGTCCACACGTTGCTGCACGGCAAGATATTCGAGGATGCGGTCCTTGACCTTTTCCAGGCCGAAGTGATCTTCGTTCAGCACTTCCTCGGCATTCGCCAGGTTGTGCTTGATCTTGGTCTTCTTGCTCCAGGGCAGACCGGTCAGCACTTCGATGTAGTTGCGCACCACCGAAGCTTCCGCCGACATGGGCGACATCAGCTTGAGCTTCTTGAGCTCGGCCTCGGCCTTCTTGCGGGCCTCGGCAGGCATCTTGGCGAGCTTGATCTTTTTCTCGATCTCCTCGATGTCGGCACCATCCTCGCCCTCGCCCAGTTCCTTCTGGATGGCCTTGACCTGCTCATTCAGATAGAAGTCGCGCTGATTCTTCTCCATCTGACGCTTGACGCGACCACGGATGCGCTTGTCGACATTGAGGATGTCCACCTCGCGCTCGAGCTGCTCGAACAGGTTTTCCAGACGCTCCTTGATGTCCACCAGATCCAGCACTGCCTGCTTGCTCTCCAGCTTGAGAGGCAGGTGCGCCGCGATGGTGTCAGTCAGACGACCGGCATCGTCAATGCTGGCGATCGAGGTCAGAATCTCCTGGGGGATCTTCTTGTTGAGCTTGACATACTGGTCAAACTGCTGGGTCACAGCACGGCGCAGCGCTTCGATCTCGCTTTGCTCATGGGCATTGTCATCAGCCTCCACGGGCGTCACAGACGCCGTGAAATGAGACTCTTCGTCGGTGATCTGCTTGACCAGGGCACGCTGCTGGCCCTCGACCAGCACCTTCACGGTGCCGTCGGGCAGCTTGAGCATCTGCAAGATGGTGGACACGCAGCCCACATCAAACATGTCTTCCGCTGCAGGCTCGTCCTTGGAGGCCGTCTTCTGCGCCACCAGCATGATGCGGCGATCGCCTTCCATGGCCAGCTCCAGAGCCTTGATGCTCTTGGCACGCCCCACAAACAGCGGAATCACCATATGCGGGAACACCACCACGTCCCGCAAGGGCAGCAGCGGCAGATCCAGCTCGGTGGAAGGCAAAGGGGTTTGTCCAGACAT